AATGTGAGAGAGTTGATGGGTATTATTGAAGCCTTGAAACATACTCTTCACATTAAAATGGCAGAGGAGTTGAGAGAAAAAGCAGATAAGGGAGAAGCTACAGCAAGAGATGCAATGGCTGCTCTTATGCTTGCTGCAATTATGAAGAAAGAATCTGAAGAAGATTAATAAACATGAGTGAAATCAAGTTAAGTCTGAGTATTGAGCTTCGAGGAAGCACAATGTTCAGCAAGGAGGAGTGCCTTAAAACAACTCAAGAGACCATTACTACAAAGAATGGTAGAAAGAGAACAGTAACAAAAGTAGTTGAGGATTGGGACAAGATGGAGAAGCACACTATGAGAGTGACCAACACAAATGGCACCAATCCAGAGATTATCACTTTCCATACAAGGAAGTGCAAGCCAGCTACACAATCCCTGAACATGAGCAAAGAGGCTTATGAGTATATGATTGACAAGGATTCTTGTCCTTCATGGTCTAAGCCTAGCAAGTGGGCTGCAATGAGTGAAAAGGAAAGACTTGAAGCTCATTTGCAGAGAACAGTAGAACATCTTGGAGGTATATCATATACCTATCAGGTGTTTGAGGACTAACTGGGTGTGTTCTCATAGTAAGGGCAGGGGTACTAATAATACCCTTGTCCTTCTTTTTTTTTACAACCTACTGACTAAGTGGGATAAAACTAAGAGACTATGGGATATGTTCCTAAATTTATACATCTTGACCATTTCATTAATGTAGAATACCCATTTGGTGTTCATTGGAAGCATAGTTATATACAACAGAGTGCAGAAGCAATCTTCAATACATATAAGGAAGATATTGAAGAAGGTACAAGCATTACTTTTGTGGCAAGAGGTACATCAGGTGCTATGATTGCAGGTGCTATGCTTAATGAGTTGCATAACATTAACCCAACTACTAAGACCTATATCCTGATTGTCAGGAAGGAAGAAGATACAAGTGCTCATTGTTCTTCACTAAGAGGAATTGATGATGTTGGTACTACAAGGTTTATAGTTGTGGATGACTTTATAGCATCAGGTGAAACCATTGAAGCAGTTATACAGGAATTAGACAAGTATTTTGAGATAATACCTCATCCATCTAATAAGTATGATATGCTTTGTGTAAGTAACTTCATTGATGCAAAGTCATTAAAGAAAGGCTCATGTGATGATTACAGGAAATGGAAAGGAATTTGCTCAAGATTTGAGTATGTAGTATGTTGCCCTAAACCAGAATAGTATGACACCATTTAATGTGTTACTCTTCATTGTACTATGTATTTGGATTATTGTAATGTATAATAAGTATTCTCCTAAGATTGATATAGTCACATCAAGGAATAAATACATTATACTATTATGGTATAACAAATGGTATTGGAATGAGGAGTGTAGGAGAACTTACATAAAACTGTTTGAAGTATGATAGAATTTACACTTAATAGAAACAGGAATGGAAAGAAATCAAGATGGGCTAAGAAATATCCAAGAAAGAGAATACTAAAGAGAGGTGGTGAAAAGGCTGCTGGATGGTATTTTCATAATTGGTATGATGATGGCTATCATTATTTCCACGGAGATTTACATAAATTCCTGTTAAAGAATGTAGGCAGACCAGTAGATAAAGTATTTTCTGAGTTCTTGCAAAGATGTAGAAGAGGCACTGAAAAGTATAATCTTAGGGAGTGGTTCTATGACATGTTTAAGAATATTGTGTCCTATCAGAGTGCCTGCATTGACATTCATCAACACACATCCTGATTTCTTCTGGCTTACTAACTACTTTGAGACTCTTATCTCTACAACTTTGTGGCTGCCTATGACAAGTGCAACTACTGCAAGGTTGTATAAGAAGGAGCTGATAAGACATGCAAGGAAGACTGGATTTAAGGATGTAGACCTCAACTTCCTTATACATGACTTCTCTATGAGAGGCATGGCTGGAGTAGAAGCTGCCATAATGTCTGGTATGGGTCACATGACCTCATTCTGTGGTAGTGAGACTATTCCTGCTATTGCTGGTCTTGAAGAGTATTACAATGCAAATGCTGAGAAGGAGCTTATTGCAGCTACAATTCCAGCAACAGAGCATAGTGTCATGTGTGCAGGAGGTAAAGAGGATGAGTTTAGGTATAGTGTTCCTTGTAGTGACTATTTGGTCACTCAAGGGCACTACTTTTGCTGAATACCACCTAAGGAGAATGTATTACACAGGATATTAGGTGCTGTTGTTCACTATCTAACAAGAGAAATATGAAACAAAAAGTATTCAATATACTTATCTCCTTTGCAGTAGGAGTACTTGGAGCAATTCAAGTACATTCCTATCTAAGGGAAGGTGAGCCACCTGAAATAAAGGTGGAGTATATAGTTAATGAGAAGCAACCAGACTTCTTCAGTAAATCACCGCAGGAAGGCTTGATGGAAGCCTTGGAGTACTATGATGTCAAGCATCCTAAGATAGTCCAAGCACAAGCCATACTTGAAACTGGCAACTTCACATCAGAAGGATGCTTGGTGGATAATAACCTGTTTGGTCTTTATGATTCAAAGAGGCAGAGGTATTACTCCTTTGACCATTGGACTGAGAGTGTGGTTGCATATCTTGACTATATACAATATAGATACAAACCTCCGAATGATTACTACAAGTTCTTACAAGATATAGGGTATGCAAAAGACCCTCATTACATTAACAAAGTAAAAGAGATTGTGAAACAAAATGACAAGAGAAGAAGTGAATAGCTTAGCTCTGTCTCAGATTGACAGGACTAAGTACATGATACTTGAGTTGATAACTGGTATGGGTAAGACTAAGGTAGCAATAGACCTTATCAACCATATATGTGACAGAGTATTCAGGAATGATGAATGTCCCACTACTGTCCTCATCCTTGTTGCCAAGACTGTACACAAGCAGACTTGGAAGGATGAGATAGAGAAGTGGGGAGGTATCAAGTCTGACTATATTACCATTGAATGCTATGAGTCACTAAAGAACTATGAGAACTCATACTTTGATGTAGTAGTGGCAGATGAGATGCAGCATTTGTCAGAGGCAAGAATTGATGTATTGGAGACTATTCATATCAATGAGTCTTTCATTGGATTGTCTGCCACTATTAAGAGAGACATGAGGGATTATTTCATCTACAACCACAAGGCTGAGGTCATTAAGTGTGGTCTCAAGGAAGCTGTAGAAGATGAAGTACTACCTGAGCCTACAGTATATCTACTGCCTTTGACTTTGAACACTACTAATTATACCTATAAGGTTAAGAAGTTTGGTCGTGATATAATCACTACTCAGAAAGGTTATTATGATAGTGTCTCTTCACTTATAGAATGGTACAAGAATAAGTACTTTAACTCAAGAAATGAGAGGGTAAAGAACTTATGGCTTTCAACAGCAGGCAAAAGGCTGAAGTGGTGTGCTGAACAGAAGGAAGCCCTTGTATTATCTCTTCTTGACAAGTTCAGGAATTACAAGACTTTGACTTTCTGTAGTAGTATTGAGCAGTCAGAGAGGTTAGGTAAATACAATATCACCTCGAAGAATAAGGCTTCAGTGAAGAACCTTGAAATGTTTAATCTTAACAAGATTAAGCATATTACTGCCTGTAATATACTCAATGAAGGTGTGAACTTGACTAATTGTAGGATAGGTATATTCTGCAACTTGAATAGTTCGGAGATTGTAGTAAAGCAAAGAGTTGGTAGAATACTTAGACACAAATCTCCTATTATCATCATACCTTATTTCAAGGATACAAGGGAAGAAGAACTTGTGCAGAAGATGATAGAGGAGTACTCTGAGGATTCTATTATAAGTGTTGATAGTATTAATGACATTAAGCTATGACAATTTGTTTAAGTAAAGAAGGATGTCAGAAGAACAACATTAGTCTTGCTGAGGCTCTCTTGATGCTTGCCATCCATAATAATGCTGACCTTGATGCAGCTCAGAAGGAGCTGATTAAGAAGGGCTATATAACTGCTAATAGGGATGACTTATTCCAACAGATTGGATGGAGACTTACTAATAAAGGCACTGAGGTAATAGATTCTGTGATTGTGGATTCTGATAAGAAGCAGGAACCTAATGACAGGTTAATTCAGTTGGCTACAAGGCTCAAAGAGATATTTCCTAAAGGCAAGAAAGATGGCACTAACTATTATTGGGCAGATGGAGTAGCTTTGATTGTACGAAGATTAAAGTTATTCTTTAAGAAATATGGAAATACTTGTACTGATGAGCAAATCATACAGGCAACCAGTAAGTATGTGGAAGGTTTCAATGGAAACTATACATATATGAGGTTATTAAAGTATTTCATATTCAAAGAGAAAGTTGGTGCTGCTGGTGAGGTTGAGGGAGACTCAGAATTGATTAGTTACATTGAGAATGCCGACCAGACAGATAGCCTTAAAAATGACTGGACATCTACATTAAATTAAGATATGGAAACATTTAAGACTATACATGAATATCCTAATTATTTAGTATCTGACTTAGGCAATATACTATCTATTAGAGGTGGTAGATTGCTCAAACCCTATAAGTGTTCAAATGGGTATCTGCAAGTCAAACTTACAAATAATGGATGTACTAAAGGTGAATTAGTGCATAGGTTGGTGGCTAAGGCTTTTATACCTAATCCTAATAACCTTGCACAGATAAATCACAAGGATGAAGATAGGACCAACAATAGAGTAGATAATCTTGAGTGGTGCGACCAGTCATACAATATGAATTATGGCACTGGCAATTTGAAGAGAAGGGAGAAGCTTGAGCACAGAGAATCTCCTTGGAACTCAAAGAAGGTCTTACAATTCACATTAGAGAATGTATTGGTCAGAGAATGGAATAGTACAATGGAGATAGAAAGAGTTTTAGGTTACAAGAACACTAACATAGGCTTATGCTGTAGAGGTAAATCTGCACGGGCTTATGGGTATGTATGGAGGTATAAATCAATATGAGTAGATTTAAGCAAGTAATGGGAAATCTAAGGTTAAGGAGAGACAGGGTTCTTAATGGACTTTATAACTGTATTCCTTTCCCTTTTCCAAGGTTTAGAGCATGGGTTCCAGGCATTGAGACTGCTAAGTTCATAGTAGTAACTGCCAATCAGAAGGTAGGTAAATCAAAGTTTTGTGATTACCTGTTTGTATATGAACCATTGTTCTTTATATTGGAGCATCCTGAGATGAGAGTTAAGGTTCTTTACTTTACTTTGGAGATGAGTCCAGAGGAAAAGTATAATGAGTTCTTGTGTCATCTATTGTTTAGATTGGATGGAATAGAGGTATCCCCCACTGAACTGAAAAGTACAGATAGAGACCATCCTATTGATGAGAAGATTCTTGAATTACTTGAATCTGATAAGTATCAGAGATATATCAAGGCATTTGAGGATATGGTTGAGTATATTGATGACCAAAGGAATCCTACAGGAATCAATAAGTACTGTAGGGATTATGCCTTAACTCATGGACATCTTAACTTCAAGAAAGGTAAGAGGAAAGACCCTATCACAGATGAAATCATAGATGCAGATGTGGTAGACAATGACAATCCTTATACCCCAGATGACCCAGAGGAGAGGAGGATAATCATCATAGATAATGCCTCAAATCTATCTCTTGAAAGTGGATTGAAGAAGATGGAAACTATTGATAAGATGAGCAAGTATGGTATTACTCTCAGAAATCAATTGAAATTCATCTTTGTGTTGATTCAGCATCAAGCACAGGCTCAAGAGGGTATTGAGAACCAAAAGCTGAATAAGCTTAAACCATCTTCTGATGGTCTTGCAGATTGTAAGACTACTACCAGAGATGCCAATATGGTTATAGGTCTCTATAGCCCATTCAAGTATGGACTAAGAGAGTATGAAGGATATGATATAACCAAGTTCAGGAACCATATAAGGTTCATGGAGGTGATTGAAGATAGAGACTATGGAGCAAATGGTCAAATCTGTCCTTTATTCTTTGATGGTGCGGTGAGTACATTTTATGAACTCCCAAGACCTGATGATAGAGAAGCATTACAGAGAGTATATAACTATATGGAATCAAGGAAGAGCAAAACTGCTAAGACTTTCTTTAGTTATGGAATAAATAAAATGAATAGAAAGTTGCACAGGTGGAAAATATTTCATAAGTTTGCAACCCTTTTCAAGTAAAAGTAACACTATAAAACAAAAACAATGGCAAAGATTTTAGTTTTGGCTAAGTCAGGCTTTGGAAAAACCACTTCCTATTGTGGTAGGGAGAAGTTAGGTATTAAGGGGCTTGACCCAAAGGAAACTTATGTTATCCAGTGTATTGGTAGGGGTGTTCCTAACCCTAACTTCAAATTGATTGAAGGCAACATTGGAGTGGAGAATGTAGGTAAGCCCACACAGAAGCTTGTAAATGCAAATGCCCTTGCCACAGGAAACAGAGTACAGGTAGATAGTCTTACAGGACTTGACAGATTTGCAGCAGTTGCAGAGATTGTCAATATAATGAAGAAATCACCTTATAAGAATGTTCTTATAGATGATATGAACTATCTTGCTCAGGATTTCTATATGGCAAATGCCATGAAAGGTGGGTGGGATACTCCTAAGCAGATTGGCTATGGAATGGGTCTCATCTTTGATGCTTTCAAGGGATTCCCTGAAGATAAGAATATCATTTGTTGTGCCCATTATGAAGAGTATAAGGACAAGAATGGTGATTCCATTTCATATAAGTTCAAGACCACTGGAAAGATGGTTGATGACTATATTACTCCTGAGGGTAAGTTTGATATTATCCTCTTTGGCAAAGTAGGATATGATGCAGAAAACAAGAGACCTATCAAGCACTTTGTCAAGGAGTTTGATGGAGAATATCCTGCTAAAGACAGTCTTGGTGCATTGGATGACCTTCCTGATGAGATTCCTAATGATTTGTCTATAGTAGTAGACAAATTGAGGGAGATTTATGGATAGAAATGAGACTGTAAGAATATCAAGGTTAGCTGCCTTTGGTGGACTTACTGAAACTGATGTCAATATGATGTTGATGCAGTACTGCATAGGACAGGGCAAGCCTTACTATGAGACTGTCCTGTTTGTAACACATGTATTAAGAGATAGGCAATTAATGGTATATTGCTTTAACTTTGCATTAAGTTTCTATGAGAGAAAGTTCACAATATATAAGCTATGGAGTGCTTCCAGTCCATTAAATAATATGGGGCAAAGAAGTTTATTACAAATATTTTAATAGCAAGAAAACATGAAGACAAAAGTATTGACAGTAAGACAGTTTGCAGGTGTAAAAAGAATTGCACAGAATGTTAATCCTTTGGTAGTGAAGAAGAATAAGATTGCTGCCAAGATTGATGAACTCAATACAGAGTACAATGCTCTGACTGAGGAGATTGAGGGACATGAGATGGGTGTCAAGGCTTTGACAGGTGGTCTCACAAGTGAAGACTTGGTTGTCAAGAAGGTAGAAGATACTGGTAAGGTTGATAAGGATGGTAAGCCTGTAAAGGTTACTAAGTATGAACCTAAGACTGGTGTAGTAGTGTTCAATGAGGAGGCTAATGTATATGAAATTCATGTAGAGGAGCCTACTATTGACAATGTTGCTCCTGAGACAGTAGATGATACTGAGAAGGCACCTGAGACAGAAGTAAAGGCTGGTGAAGAGGCTTCTTTTGACCCTACTAACCCCTTCAATGGCACAGAGGCTGGTGACAAACTGCCTTTTGAAGAATAATTAATTGGAAATATAAAAATAATGAGTAACATGAATAAGAGAAAAGTTGGATATGCTTTTATGGCATTTAGTAAAGGAACAGAGAGTAAAGAAGGCAATGCAGTAAAGAGATATACAGGTGTAGCTCCTGTATTTGTTTTGGCTGTAAATCCTAACAAGGCAGAGTTAGAGAAACTCTATAATACCCAGCTTGAAAATGACCCTGAGTATCTGGGTGAAGTTGAGGTAGGTGAGGACAAGCACAAGGTACAGAATGTCAGACTTGATTTCATTGTTAAGACTGATGCTGAGAAGTGTGGTGGTATTGAGTTTACCACTAAGGTAGCTTTCTTTATCAGAAAGGAATACAGATACAATAGAGACCAGACTAAGGTACAGGTAATTGATAAGTATGGTAGAACTGCTTGGGTTACTGTAGAGCAGGCTAAGGCACATGAGATTCCTGTATATAAGAATGGTCCTGCCAACATTGATAAGGACTACAGACCTGCTTATCATGGTGAGGAAGAGCTTACTAACTTCATCAAGGCATACCTCAACATTCCTAATGTAATGAAGTATGTCAATAATACTTGGGTTATGGTAGACAAACCTGAGGATTGTGAAGCAAGACTTGAGAGCATTGCTGAGTACTTCAAGGGTAATTTCAAGGAGCTGAGAGATGTCATTGCATTGCAGCCTAATAACAAGGTTAAGGTGTTGTTTGGTGTAAGGACCACTGATGATAACAAGCAGTATCAGGCTGTTTATAATCAGATGTTCCTGAAGAACAATATCACTGACTACAGTAAGTTGGATGCAGACTTGCAGGAAAGAAAGGCTGCTGGTGCATATCCTGCTACTGAGTTCACTGTGGGTGACTTGAAGGAGTATGATGTAGAATCTACAGACCTCAGTAACTCTGGTGCAGCAGGTGATATGCCTTTCCCTGCTGGTGATACTGCTGGTGGTACACCTTGGGATTTTGGTAAGTAAGTAGTAATTTCTAAAAAAAAAGCAATGGCAATCAGCAAAGGTAAATCTTCTGTGAGCCTTGATGATATTCTAAGTAAAGTGACAGAAGCAGACATTCTGTCATATTACTTAGGAGTCACAGAGGTTCCTTGTATTATAAATAGTCCTCTTAGACAGGACAGGAGACCTTCTTTTGGTCTTTATTCTACTGATGGTAGAAGAATATTTTACACAGATTTATCCACGAGGGATAGAGGAGGTCTGTTTGACCTACTTGGTCATATGTGGAACTGTGGTTATAAGGAAGTTCTAACAAGGGTTAATGAGGACATTTCAAAGTTCTGTGGTGGTGCCAATATTCATTCATATACTCCCTGTGCTGTAAGAAGTACAAGTAGTTACAACAAAGATACAGACTTGCAGTGCAAAGTCAGAGATTGGAGGAGTTATGATATTGAATACTGGGCATCCTATGGTATAACTTTAGAATGGCTCAAGTATGCAGAGGTTTATCCCATATCTCATAAGATTGTCATAAAGGATGGTCATAGATATGTGTTTGGAGCTGATAAGTATGCCTATGCTTATGTAGAACACAAGGAAGGTAAAGTTACTCTAAAGATATACCAGCCTTTTAATAAAGCTGGTTATAAGTGGAGTAATAAGCATGACAATTCTGTAGTGAGCCTATGGACTAAAGTACCTGAGTATGGGGAACAGATTTGCATTTGTTCTTCATTGAAAGATGCTCTATGTCTATGGGCTAATACAGGTATTCCATCTCTTGCCATTCAAGGTGAGGGGTATAGGATGAGTGATACTGCAATTAGTGAGCTGAAAAGAAGATATAAACAGGTCTTCATTTGCTTGGATAATGATGAGCCGGGATTAAAGGATGCTCAGAAATTAGCTGAGGAAACAGGCTTTACTAATGTAGTATTACCTCCTTTTAATGAAGGGAAAGATATTTCAGACTTGTATAAGGCTAAGGGCAAAGATGAGTTCCTTAGAATAATCAAGCCTTTATTCAACTCTTCAAGACAAGAGGACAATGACTGGGATGATTTGCCCTTTTGTATAGATTAAAGTTTCAATAAGTCCAATTTATAAAAAAAAAGTGAAAACATGGAAGCAAGAAAAATTACAGTCGTACAGACTAAGAATCAGAAAAAGAGTGTTATCATGTCAGCAGCCACGACCCTTGCTGAGTTGAAGAGTGACCTGAGAGCCAATGGCATTGACTATGATGGTATGACCTTCTTTGAGGGCACATCAAAGGTTGAATTGAAGAATGATGCTTCAGTTCTGCCACATGATGTTCCTTATAAGGGTACTATCACAAATGAGTTGGTTTTCATGCTTACTAACACCAACAAGAAAATCAGAAGTGGTGCTGTTGCAATGAGTAGAGCTGAGGCATATAATGCTATCAAATCTATGGGTTTGCAGGATGCTTGTGTAAAGAAGTTTGGTAAAAACTTTACTATGTGTAAGACTGCTGACCTTATTGCATTGGTACAGAGTAATGGTGCTTCAAAACCTGCACCTGCTGCTCCCAAGGCAGAAGCTTCTAAGGCAGAGACTAAGAAGGAGGAAAAGGTAGAAGCACCTGCAAGCAATGGTGGTGAATGTGTTGATACTATAGCAAGAGCTGCTATTAGTAAGCTGGTAGAGATTCTTGAGGACAATGGCACAATTGAAGATTATGAGAAAGAGGAAGTGCTTGGTATTCTTGGAGGTGAAGTAGCTGTAGCTGCTGTACCATCTGAGGAATATAAGCCTAAGTCAGCTTCTCCTTACTCTGATGATGAGATTGATGATATGTTCGCAGGAATGGGTGTCAATTAACAAGGGTAAGTAACAGTAGGTAAGGAGGTTAGAAATGTCCCCTTACCTACTTTTTTTTTACAGTAATATGAGTGGAGAAACAATTAAATTAATTGAGGAGAAGATAGAAGAACTATATAACTCCTTGATGGACAGACCACTCCGAGTATTAAGCATATTCAATGATTTCTTTGGAGAGGACAAAGTTGATATGCAAGGATATTGGAGTTTGAACAGGTTCAAATTTTGGTTAAAGATAGAATCTTTGGCTACTTATATTCCTGATGGTAGTATTGCAGACATGAGCAGTAATGATTGGAGCATGTTCAAGACATTTGCTATTACTGATTTACCTGAAAACCAAGTAGAAAAGGTTGTAAATGTGCTTACAAATACTACAGTAAAGGAAAGAATTGGTAATGCTAAGTTCAATGGTATATTCATTCTTATACATTTTCCTCATGTAAGAGTAACTAATGAGCATGACAGATTTGTGGATATTAACCATCTGTGGGCTAAGGTGAAAGTAATGTATAATGGCACATTGGATGGTGGATTTACACTTAATAGGTCAGAATATACTATGCTTCACATTAGCAGTGGATATATGCACAGTCATATCAGTAACATTCCTACAAATGACTTTACCAGTTTTCAGAATCCTTGCACAGGCAGTGGTCCCATCAATGATACTATTAGTGCCCTTAATATGGATTATGATGAGGACATATGGAATATGTTTTGTCTTGAGCTAAGTAAGTATGTAACTGTAGAATCCATTGCTGGCAGACCTTATAAATATTTGGAAAAGTTAGGTACTAATAACATGGAGATGGGTGTAGACAGGTTTGTTACATATCTATCACCAGACTACTATAGGGATGCTCTTAGTTCTGATAAGTTGAAGGAGTTTGTAAGAGGCTTTATCAATTCAAAGAAACTTAAATTCAATTATGTAAATGGCTCTTATTCTATTGGTATGTCACTTATTGAGTTTATTGTACTTATTAGCAATGAATTTATTAAGTGGTATAATGACCAGTTTAATAAAGAGGAGCTAACTACCAAGTTTGCAGAATTGAAGAGGAAAGGTATCTTGAAAGAGTGTATCATAGATAATGGGAAGATTTACTATGATAAAGGTAGGAACAATGTAAATACCTATGCCCAATATATAGGCAAGAAGGTTTGCATATTCAAGGGAAGAGAGGTTACTATTGATATTACAGATATTGCTGAGGTAAGGAATGAGAATAAGAGTATAATTCTTAATACTCATACTGCACTATACATATTAGCAACAATACTTAAAGTGTTAAATTATAGATATGGAAGAAGTAAAGCAACCCACGAAAGTAATCAGCTTGGTACAGAAGTCAGGTACTTATAATTATAAGCTGATTATCCCAGCAGAAGTGGAGAGAAAGATAAGATTTGCCTGCCAAAAGGTGTGGAGTACTGAATGGTCAGGTACACTATTCTTTACACATGAAGGTTCATTTGAAAATAATGACCTTGTAATAAGATGTGTGGATATTTACATTATGGATATTGGTACTCTAGCCTATACAGAGTTTGGTATGAATCCTGATGTGATAGCCTATATGTGTGAGAATCCTGAGCTACTTGATTGCCAAATGGGTCTTATACATTCCCATAACAATATGAGTACTTTCTTTAGTGGTACAGATACTGCAACACTGAGGGAAGAGGGTATAGATAGGAATAACTTTGTATCCCTTATTGTGAATAATGCAGGTACTTATACTGCTGCAATTACAAGGAGGGTTAAATCAAAGCAGGTCAAAGAATCTGTGTCTTATGAGTTCTTTGGTGATGGTGAAAAGCATGATACTAAGGAATATGTAAGTAGTGCAGATGAAATTGAATGGTTCTATCTTAAAATAGAGAAAGAAGGTGAGAATTATTCCTTTCCAGACATGGCAGCAAGACTTGAGGAAATCAAGCAAGCCAAAGCAGAAAGGGCAGAAAAAGCCAAGAAAGCTAAGACACCTGTATATCAAGGTGGCTATAAACCTGCTATTGCTAATTCCTATGGTACAAAGGCAGGTCCAGCAAATCTTGTCAAGAAGGAAGCTGATAAGCCTAAGGTAGTTCAGCCAACTCTCTTTGATAATGCAGATGACTTGCCATTTGAAGAGGGGTATGACATACCTTATGGTCATGTATCATTTGATAAGGTTACTTTGAAATCTCTTGTACTTCAATTGATTACAGGTAGTATTATCATTTCTAATGATAGTAAGATTAACATTACTAAATGGGCTAAGTCAATGCCTACACTGTATGAAAAGAGGTTTGGTAAAGGCAAAGTTGGCATGGATAATTTCAAGATATGGGCAGAGACCTATACAGAGTATCTGACATGGTATATAACAGATGAGAAATTAGAAGAGCTTGGCTTTGATGAAACAGAAATTTGTGCTATTTGTGCCCATGATATGATAGAGGAGCTTACAAAACTTCCTGAAAATGATTATATTAAAGGGTATATTGATGCACTTCAAAAGTATTTAGTATTATGACAAATAGTGAAATAGAAAACAGAGTAGCAGAATCTGAGAGAGCTTTAGAAGAAGCTATTGAAGAGTTCAACTCAGTAGAAGAGAATGAAGAGGCTCTTCAGAATCTTGATAGTGATTCACCTTTGACAGAGGAAGAACAAGCTATCCTTGACCAAGCTGTAGAAGATGCACATCAGGAGATACCTACAAACTCTGCAACTTTGCTTGTGGATGAAGCTACAAGTAGGTTTAGTTCTGCCATTTGGTATGAGAACATTCAGAAGAAGACTGTCATTTTGGCAGGTGTGGGTGGTATTGGTAGCTATGTAGGCTTCTTATTGGCAAGAATGAAGCCAGCTTCCATGTTTATCTATGATGATGACATAGTGGAAACTGTCAATATGTCAGGTCAGTTATATGGTCAATCTGATTTAGGTAGACCTAAAGTATCTGCACTGGCTGAGATGATTAGAAACTATGCTGGCTACAGCAGTGTCTTTGCAATAAGTGAAAGATTCACTGATGAATCTGAGGCATCAGACATTATGATTTGTGGCTTTGATAACATGGCAGCAAGAAGACTTTTCTTTAATAAATGGGTAAATCATGTTCAATCCAAACCAGAGGAGGAGAGAAAGAATTGCCTGTTTATTGATGGTAGATTAGCAGCAGAAGAGTTTCAGGTATTGTGCATCAAGGGAGATGATGAGTACAACATCAGTAGGTACAATAATGAGTTCCTATTCTCTGATGCAGAAGCTGATGAAACTATCTGCTCCTATAAACAAACTACCTTCTGTGCGAATATGATTGCATCTTATATGGTTAATTTGTTTGTAAACTTCTGTGCTAATCAATGTGAGCCTCTCATTGATAGAGACCTGCCATTCCTTACCACATATAATGCAGAAACAATGTATCTTAAAACTGAAGTATAATGGAATTTAACCCAAGATTTGCATATAATGTAATGGGTGTTTTCAATAGCAGTGAGTCTGGTAATCCAGACCAGCTTGAAATGAATCTGTCTCTTGATAGTAACAATGTATTTAGAAGAAGCCTTGTCATTGAAGTAAACAATGATGAGGTAGAGATACCTGTGATTGCAAGAGAACACTTTGAAAAGCTGGTTTCAGACAATATGGCTTATCCCGCAATTGTGGGAATCAAGAGGATAATATTGCCATTATATGATAATGCACCAAGCCAAGAAAGAAGAACCTTTGATAGTATCATAGCTCAATTATTTACTAATGTAGGATATGGTAAAAGATTGCAGAAGATAACTACCAGTAAGGGTGAAGTGTATTATGGTGGTAAAGGTATCATCTTTGATGAGAGCTACACTCCATTACTATTATGTACATTAACTGCAAGAAGTGTACATACTGAGGATAATGGTAATACTATGGTCTATTACAGACCTGTGTGCCATGTCAGCCCCAAAGTATTCTTAGAATCTGATAAGTTGATTAATAAAGGTATCATCAAGAAATTGATTCCCTATTATACAAGTAGGGATATAAATTTCCCAAGAAACAATTACAGTTTCAGCAGTAATCCAGAGGACAGGAAAGTAAAGGTCATAGTAGATAATTTCAATAAGTTCTTTGTAGAACCTATTAAACCTACTCCATCTGCCTGCTCTAATGATGCACTGAATGAATGCCTTATTGACAATATTGATGACATAATGATGTTGATATGACATTAGATGAATACTTTGGAGATTGGATGAAGGTAATTGATAGGACAGAGCTTAATAATGTAATGGCTAAGGTTGGGCAAGAATACAGGAGGAAGCCATTGTGTCCTGCCCAATCTGATGTATTCAGAGCATTTGAGCTTTGCCCTCTCAATGACTTGAAAGTAGTTATGTTAGGTCAAGACCCCTATCCACAAAAGGGAGTGGCAACTGGAGTATTATTCGGGAATAGAAAGGAAGTTAATGAGAATAACTTATCTCCTTCATTAAATGTTGTTAAAGAAGCAGCAATTAATTTTGAAGTTCCACATTATTGTATTACCTTTGACCAAACTTTAGAAAGTTGGGCTAAACAAGGAATACTAATAATAAACTCTGCACTCACTGTAGAAATGAATAGGATAGGTTCCCATGTGATGTTGTGGAGACCTTTCATAGCTAAATTGCTAAAGAACTTGTCTGAATATAATACAGCTATAGTATATGTATTGTTTGGCAGACAAGCCCAAACCTTCAAACCTTATATTAATGATAGGTTCAATCATATTATAGAGATTGAGCATCCTGCATACTTTGCAAGAAGTGGTACTAAAATGCCACATCAGTTATTCATTGATATAAGTAATAGAGTAAAAGAGATTTATGGTGTACCTATAAAATGGTATGAAGAGTATTAATACTAAACAAAAAAAAATGGAAAAGATTTATTTGACAAATGGTAAAGAAGTGCAGATTGGAGACACTCTGACTAAGGTATCTAAAGTAAAAGACCCCTTCTTTGGCGAGGGTACTGTAGTTCAGCACATTGTAGTGACTGAAGGTATTCTTCCTAAACTCCTTGAAGCTGGCATTGTTACTACTACCAAGCCTGCAAAGCCTGCTGTGGCTGAATCTGGAGTTCCTATGGAGCTGGAGTACTACATTCAGAAGATTGCAGAGAAACTTGGTTGGAAGATTGAGAAGGTCTATAACTATCTCAATAGTGTAGATACTATTCTTCCTGCTGCTGCATTCTCTATGGTACTTAGAGAAGTAGCCATTGAGTTGGACAAGAAGTATGAGGACCATATTGAGAAGAGTCCTGAGATTTATGTAATCTCTATGCTTGATGGTAGAATCACTAAGGCTAACAAAGCCCACATCAAGAACTATAGGAACTTCGCAGCATTCAGGTCTGTAAGTGATGCAAAAATTGCCTGTTCTATTGTGAGAGACATACTGAAAGAAATGTTCAAGAATAAGTAACATGTGGAAACCTATACGCAATTTTCCCAATTATGAAGTCAGTAGTAATGGAGAGGTAAGGTCTACAAATTATAACCATACTGGGGTCTGTAAAATTCTGAAACCTTCAATATCAAGTAATGGCTATTATGGGGTTATTTTGGTTAAAGAGGGTAGGAGATTTTATAGGGCTGTTCATAGGTTAGTTGCTGAAGCATTCCTTCCTAATACTAATAATCTACCTTATATTAATCATAGAGATGAGAATAAATTAAACAACAAAGCTTCAAATCTTGAATGGTGCACTGCTAAGTATAATATAAGGTATGGCTCTTGTATAGATAGAAGAGCTAATAAGCAGAAAGTAACAAGAGGAAACCCTATCATATCAATAGATAATAATGGGAATGAAGTCAAATACATCTCTGCTAAAGAGGCAAGTAGGATTACTGGCATAAATCAAGGCTCAATATCTAAATGCTGCAAGGGTGAAAGGAGAATTGCAGGAGGTTTTAGATGGAGATATGAACAAGAAAATCAGGAATGCCACACAGAGTAGTTCTAAGGGTATAACATTCAAATCCCAGTTGGAGAAGAGCATATACAATACTCTTCTTCAACAAGGGTTTGAGCCTCAATATGAGCCAACTACCTTTACCTTATGGGAAGGTTTTGAACCTATTACCCCATACTATGATAAGGAGACTGACAAACAGAAAATCAAAAGATTATCAGATGGGACAAATACCTGTCCTTCAAAGATACTGATTCAGAAAACAGGTAAAATTGTTGGTATCAGATATACACCAGACTTTTATTTCAAATATAATGACCTTAATGTTTACATTGAAGCCAAAGGAATAGAGAATGATGTATTCTATATCAAGAAAAAGATGTTTATAAAATATCTTGATAACCTATATACTGAAAAAGGTGAAAGGTCTATCTATTTTGAGGTATATACCAAGAAACAACTCTTGCAGGCAATAGAAATTATCAAGAGTTATGGACAATAGAGAACCAATAGACAGAATAAAGGCTTTGATTCCCTCATTGCCTGAGGGAGATGCAAAGCTTGCACATAAGTTCTTGAATAGTAGGGACTTTGAGTCTCTCCAACTCTTAGTTGATTCATCTCTTGTCAGAGTAAAGAAGGGTCTCAGTAAGGAAAGTCCTAAAGAGGAGTATTTGAAAGCAGACCTTGGAGAAATGAGGAGATTGAAGTCAGAAATAGATGCTTACTGCGAGGCTCTTGAGCTGCCAGAGCAGGAGGATGAGTATGAAGATTTCAGTAGTGAGGAATACAATCAAGATTATTACTAATGGAGAGGAAATCTTTAAGAAGTATATCTTGGGATGTGTCTGAGGAAACATATAGGGCAGACCCAGCATTAAGCTATTCAACCCTTGCAAGATATGAGAGGGAGGGATTCAATAACTTGGATAAATTATTTGACAGGTTAGAAACACCTTCTCTTACCTTTGGTAGTGCTGTAGACAGTATTATCACAGGTGGTCAAGAAGAGTTTGATGAGAGGTTTATGGTTGCTGAGTTTCCTTCTACTCCAGACTCTATTACAAAGATGGTAAAATCTTTGTTCAGTCAGTATGGAGATTCTTATAGGAGTCTTATCACAATTCCTGATGATGCAATCATTAAGGAGACTGAATATAAGAGTTATCAGATGAACTGGAAGCCTGAGACAAGGGCTAAGGTTATCAAGGAGAAGGGTGCTGACTACTATAACCTGTTATTTATAGCAGGCAGTAAGACTATACTTGATACTCAGACCTATCAAGATGTGTGCAATGCAGTAAGAGCATTGAAAGAGAGTAAATCCACTCAGTTCTACTTTGCAGAGGATAATCCATTTGAGCCAGATATTGAAAGATTCTATCAATTGAAGTTCAAAGGAGAGTTCAATGGTGTAAAGTATAGAAACATGGCTGACTTAATCATAGTCAATCATAAGGAGAAGTGGGTAAAGCCAGTAGATTTGAAAACAAGTTCCCATACAGAGTGGGATTTCTATAAATCCTTTGTAGATTGGAGATATGATATTCAAGCCAGACTATATTGGGCTATTATAAGGCAGAATATGGATAAGGATGAGTACTTCAAAAACTTCAAGCTGCTTGACTATGATTTTATTGTAGTCAATAGGAGAATCCTTGTCCCATTGGTGTGGACTTGTCCATTTACACAGGCAGTAGGTACATTGAAATTTGGAAAGAATAGCCAAATAGAAATGAGAAGTCCTTTTGTGATAGGAGAAGAGCTTTCTTCTTATCTCACTTCCAGACCAAAAGTTCCTACGGGTATTAATGAAGCTGGTCCTAATGATTTAAGAGAATGGTTAAATACATTGTAATATGCAAGTAGTAAAAAGAGATGGCAATATAGAGGAATTTAATGTTGATAAGATTATAAGTGCTGTAGAAAAAGCCTTTAAATCTTGCAACAAGAAAATGCCTCAATATTTGTATGATATGCTAGGTGCTTTATTTGGCACTTTGAGAGGGGATACTATAGGTATTGAGGAGATACAGAATAAGGTTGAGGGTGTTCTTATGAATGATAAACACTTTGATGTAGCAAAGAAATATATCATTTATAGGGAACAGCATAAGCAGGCAAGATTCATTAGGGAAAGAATTGACTATATGAATGAGTACAGTCAATCTAATGAGAATGCAGCCACTTCATCAGAGACAGATGCCAATGCAAATGTAACTATGAAGAATGTTGCCAACCTTGAGGGTGAAGTGTATAAGACTACTAATAGGGTTATTCAGAGGCAAAGGATGAAAGACAAGCTGAATGAAATGTACCCTGAAGTAGCCAAGAAGTATGAAGAGGATTTGAACTCTCATGTCATTTATACACATGATGAAGCAACTACTCCTGTCTTGAAGCAGTATTGTATGGCTGTGAGTCTGTATCCTCTTATGGTTGAAGGAGTAGGCAATATTGATGGTATCACTCCAACACCTCCTAATGACCTGCAATCATTTAGTGGTCAAGTAACCAATCTTATCTTCTTGCTATCTTCTCAGTGTAAGGGTGCAGTGGCAGTAGGTGAATACTTTATTGCCCTTAACTATTACATTGTGCAGGAATTTGGTCCTAATTGGTATGAAAAGTTGGATGTAGTAACTACTACAAACCATTGCAGTAAGCAGAGGACTGTAAGAGATGCCATATATAAAGCATTCAAACAGTTTATCTATGGTGTAAATCAGCCTGCTGGCAATAGGTCATATCAAAGTCCATTTACTAATGTATCTTATTATGACCATACTTACTTTGATTCACTATTTGGAGAGTTCTATTATCCTGATGGTACTAAGCCTCAATGGGAAGCAGTAGACTGTCTGCAAAGGCTGTTTATGAAATTCTTCAATAAGTTAAGAACCAAGCAAATCTTGACTTTTCCTGTGGAAACTATGGCTATGGTGTATGACCCAAAGACCAATGATATTATAGATAAAGACTATAAGGACTTTACTGCTGAGATGTATGCAGAGGGTCATAGCTTCTTCACCTATATATCAGACAGTGCTGATAGTCTTGCATCATGTTGTAGATTAAGGAATGAACTTGCAGAGAATACCTTTAATCCTACATCAGGTCTTACTGGTGTGATGACAGGTTCATGCAATGTTATTACTCTTAATATCAATAGGATTGTTCAGGATTGTGATAAGGCTTATGGATTGAAGAGAAATGGTGGTTGGAAAGAAAATACTTCATTTCTTAGGGATTACTTAGTAGACATTCTCCAAAGAGTCTACAAGTACCATATTGCATTTAAGACAATGCTATATGAACTTGAAGATAAGGGTATGTTTGCAGCTTCAAATGGTGGATATATCCACATCAGTAAGTTATATAGTACTATAGGTATCAATGGCTTGAATGAGGCTGCAAGGTTCTTAGGTATGACTGTTGGTAACAATAAGGAATATATTGAGTTCCTGCAATTGGTTCTTGGTACTATTAAAGAGCAGAATAAGATACATTCTATCCATGATACTAATAGACCATTCTTATTCAATTCTGAGGTAGTTCCTGCTGAAGGGTTAGGAGGAAAGAATTATAATTGGGATAAGGAAGATGGATATTGGGTTCCAGAGGATGAGAATCTGTACAATTCATACTTCTATGATGCACATGATGATACCTCAGTACTTGATAAGTTTATACTTCATGGAAGGCAGACTTATCAATATACTGATGGAGGCAGTGCAGCTCATATTAATCTTGAAGACCACCTGAGTAAGGAGCAGTATCTCAAGCTGATAGACTTTGCAATAGCTAATGGAACTAACTACTTCACATTTAATATTCCTAATAGTAAATGTGATGATTGTGGTTACATTACTAAGCATCCTATCACTGAGTGTCCAAAGTGTCATAGTAAGAATATTACTCAATATACAAGAGTGATTGGCTATCTCAGACCTATCAAATCATTTGGTAAAGACAGGCAGATTGAAGCAAGTCATAGAACCTATAGTGATGGAAGGAGTGAGATATGCTAAAGTATGTGGATGTAAAAGTTACCTTTGCTGAAGTGCCAGATGAAGTAACTCTTGCTATCAACATATCAAATTGTCCATGTCAATGTAAGGGCTGCCATAGCTCTTACTTGGCAGAGGATATTGGGAACCAACTAACTAAAACCTCCCTGAAGAAGCTTATTGAGGACAATAAAGGAGTGTCCTGTATTGCTTTTATGGGTGGAGACAGCAATCCTATAAATATAATAGCTTTAGCCAGTTGGGTGAAAACTCACACTAATCTCAAAACTGCATGGTATAGTGGGAGGCAGGAGCTTAACAAGACAGTAGGATTACAGTTATACTGGTTTGACTACATTAAGCTTGGTCCTTATATTAAAGAATTTGGACCATTGAACAGCAAGACTACTAATCAAAGGTTCTATAAAGTAAATGACAAGGAGTTGGTAGATATAACAAATAAATTTTGGAAACATGAAGTTGAAAATTAAAGTAAAGGTATTGACACAAGGCTGTATGCCTGTAATCAATGAGAAAGGAGATTGGATTGACCTCAGGGCAGCAGAGGATGTTGAACTGAAGGCTCCCCAAGCTGGAACATTGAAGAGGAAAACTGTCAATGGTGAGGAAATATCTCACAGGGATGTGGTATTTGATACTAAATTGTTTGGGTTAGGTATTGCAATGGAACTGCCCAAGGGATTTGAGGCTCAAGTACTTCCAAGAAGCAGTACTCCTAAACTGGGCTTTATTCAGCCTAATTCAGAAGCTGTTATAGATAATGTCTATAATGGTGATAATGATGAATGGAAGTATTGGGCTACTGCCTTGAGAGATACTGTAATCCATAAGGGTGACAGAATATGTCAGTTCAGAATACAGCTTAGTCAGAAAGCTACTATATGGCAGAAGATTAAGTGGTTATTCAGCTCAGGAGTTGAACTTGTGGAGGTAGACAGCCTGAATAATGACAATAGGGGTGGAATTGGCACCTCTGGTGTTAAGTAGTAAACTAAAAAAAAGCATGAAGCATGGTATTAGAAATAATTGGTATTATGCTTGCAGTAATCATCTTAGCTGTTATTATTAATGGTGTAGATGATTATTGCAAGCAGAGCAAAAGGGTAAATATGTCTTTCAAAGAGGCTATGGATTTGGTAGAGTTGCCTGTAGTAACATTCCTTAATGGAGATAAGAAGCTTAACTTCTTGTTGGACACTGGAAGTAATATCTCTCAAATCAACAGCTCTATTCTTCCTCTTCTTGACCATAAGAAGATAGAGGCAAAAGACATGGATGTGACAGGAATTGAAGGTAATAAGGTAAATACTGAGTTCTGTGAAATGACAATTACTTACAAGGGGCAAGAATTTGTAGGTGATTTCTGTATTCATAACTTGGATGATGCCTTTGCTATTGTTAAGGAAGAGTCTGGTGTGCAGATTCATGGCATCCTTGGCAGTCTGTTCTTCCAAAAATATAAGTATGTCTTTGACTTTGCCTCATTAATAGCATATAGTAAGAAATAAAGGAAATGATAGAAGGAATTATTTATTGTTATCACAGCCCATCTAACAAATATTACATAGGACAAACTATCCATGAGTCTAAAAGAAAGAGACAGCATATACAGTTGTCTAACACTGGGGACAATGCTTACTTTCATAAAGCCATTAGAAAACATGGTTTTGAGAACTTTAAGTACTCAGTATTATTTCACTTTAGTTCCCTTAATAAAGATAGAGTAAAAGTAGTATTAAATGCTTTAGAAATCTATTACATAAACAAGTACAGGAGAGAAGGTAAGACTTTATATAATACTTGTCAAGGAGGAAGAGTCTAAAGAAAAGATGAGGAAATCTCATCTTGGACATAAACAATCTAATGAAACTATCAGAAAAAGAGTCCTTTCTTTGAAAGGCAAAAGGAAGCTATCCAAAGAAGATTTGATGAAGTTGGAATTGGGCAGAAAGAAAAACCTCAGACCTGTTCTGCAAATCAATCAAAATGGTAAAGTAGTTAGGGAGTGGAACTGTGCATACAATATTAATACCTTTAATCATAATACTATAGCAGCATATCTTAAAAGGTATGGAGGAGAGTGTAATTATAAAGGTTATACTTGGAGATATAAGAAATAATGGAAGATATTATAAAACTTAGGTCCAGATATGGAGCTGTAAACTATCTCAAGAAAATGCCTAAACCTGATGGCTCTGAATCAAGAACTTATGTACTTAAAACTGATATACCTACATTAAGAGTAGGTGAAGTTCAAGGGGGAAATAAGTTCATTGACCCATCAGGAGGTCCAATGATTGTGGTAGGTTATGAGCTTGAAGAAGCCAAGGCAGTTGTCAAATCTATAGACTTTGTTAAGGGTTATGGATATACTATAACATTTGAATAATGATATATTTTGTTACTGGTCAGAGAGAACTATTTGAGTTTCCTGATGCTAAGTATAAGTGTATCTCTGTAGAAGAGTCTCTTAAAATATTAGAGCCTCTTCGAGTAGTAGGTTTAGATACTGAAACTACAGGTACAGAGATATGGCAAGGTAAATTGCTTACTCTTCAGCTTGGTAACAAGGAAAATCAAGTTGTGATAGACTGCATGACTATTGATGTCAAGCAGTATAAGGATTATCTTGAAAGTGACAGACTATTCATCATTCATAATGCAAAGTTTGATTTAAGATGGCTGTATAAGGAACATATTGTAGTCAGAAATGTCTATGATACTTATTTAGCTGAGAAGATTCTATTTCTTGGATTCCCACTTGGCATTGTATCTTTGTCCTTGCAGGCTTGTTGTGATAGGTATTTACATATCTATCTTGACAAGACTGTCAGAGGACAGATACATGCAGGTATGACAGAAGAGGTTATAGTTTATGCAGCAAATGATGTTGTGCATCTTGAGGATATTATGAACTTGCAGCTTGTTACTATCAATGCAAGGGGTCAGAAAGTGGCACTTGATATTGAGAATGAGTTTGTAAGAGTCCTTGCATACATTGAATATTGTGGCATTAAACTTGACCCTGTTAAGTGGAAGGCTAAGATGGCTAAAGATGCAGAGAGGTTAAGGATTGCTGAGCAGAAACTTAATGATTGGGTAGTAGATTATGTAATGAAAAAGGATGACCCTTCCCTCATTGCAAGAAACTATGATACTCACAAGAAAGGTAAGCCAGCCAAACTTGCAGATAATGTGTATGTGGTAATACCACAACCTTCATTATTCTCTGAGTTTGATACTGGTCCTCAATGTATTATTAATTGGAATAGTTCCAAGCAGGTAATCAGATTGTTTGAAGAACTTGGATTTGACCTATTGGTTAAAGACAAGAAAACAGGCAAGATGAAAAAGTCTGTGGAGTCTAAGTTTATAGAATTGCAGGCAAGTAAGAGTAGTATTGTTCCTTTATACTTGGAATATTCAGCAGCTTTCAAGGTGGTAACATCTTTTGGTCAGAACTTCCTTGATGCTATTAACCCTGTTACACAAAGAATCCACCCAACATTCAATCAAATGATGGATACTGGTAGATTGAGTTGTGGTTCAGGAGGAAAAGGTAAAGGAGGTAAGACTAAAGATGATGATATTGCAGAGGAGGAAGATGAAAACAAGGGCACTTCTACACAAGCAAATGATAAGAGTGTCAATGTTCAGCAGCTTCCAGCCACAGAAGAAACAAGAGCAGCATTTGTACCTGAGAAGGGACATTTGTTAGTAGATTGTGATTATGGAGACCAAGAGGGTCATGTGTTCACTGAATTGTCTAATGACAGGGAGTGGATTGCATTCTACAATGACCCTAACCAAAGAGATGGACACTCCTTTGTAGCCAAGATGTGTTTCCCTAAAGACCTTGATGGGGTTGCAGAGAAGGATGTCAAGAAGGTAAGAAAAGACCTTAGAGATTTGGCTAAGAAGGCAAGGTTCTGTTTCAATTATAATGGTCAGGCTCCTACAATGGCAACTAATTGTAATATTCCTGTGGACTTTGCAACTGAGATTTATAACAACTATTTCAAGAGATTTAATGGTATAGCAAGCTATTTCAAGGTACAAAAGAGAGACATGTGGAATAGAGGCTATATCCTAATCTCAAAGATAACTGGGCTAAGGGCATATATCTATGACTATCCTATACTGAAAGGTATTGAAAGGAGAAAGAATGGTATGGAAGATTTCTGGGATATATACAAAGCTGCAAGAGATAGTGGCAGAGTAATATCTGAGATTCCACCATCTGTCATGCAAGAGATTGCCAAGAGATTTGCTGAAGGTAAGCCTATTGAAGAGATAGCTGTTAGGTATTCATATAAAGTAAAGAAGGCAGGCAAGATAGAAGAAAGATTCATTGATATTAACAGAGAAACTGTATATGTATCAGTGATGAAACACTTATGGAAGAGAAAGAGTGCATCTGATAACCAGTCATGTAACTATCCTTCTCAAGGCACTGCTGCTGCAATGACTAAGATAGCAGGTATTAGATACTTTAATCATTTGGTTAATGATGGTCTTATATTCAAAGTCCTTATTCCTAATGATGTACATGATGAGTATTTGATAGAACCACCTGAGGAAATTGCAGAGCAGGAAGCTAAGAAGTTAAGTGAGTGTATGGAATATGCAGCAGCAATCTTCTGTAAGAAAGTAACTATCAGGGCAGTTCCTGAGATTGCACCATGTTGGGTACATTAAACCTAAAAAAAAATATGGAGACTTGGAGAATAATTATTCCTATAGTAGTGCTTGTATTATTTACCATAAGTACATGGTATATAACAAAACTAAGATGGAAAGAGATAAGAAGTAAGATGTATGTATATCCTAAGAATGGTCATCATTACTTGCCACTTTTCAGATGCAGGATGAAATGTCCTGCATCTGGACAGTGGTTTGATGCACTAATCTATCAGGATTATGACAGTAAACATTTGTATGTCAGAGAGAAGAAAGATTTCTTTGACAAATTTGTTAAACTCATAGATTGGAAAGATGGAAACAAGAGTGGACAATGTTAATCATCCTGAGCATTATACTTCCCATCCAAGTGGTGTTGAGTGTATTGAAATTACAAGGCATTATTGCTTTGCTATTGGAAATGCAATCAAGTATCTGTGGAGGGCTGGACTCAAGAAAGATGCTTCTCTCTCTGACAATCAGAAGGAAGTTGAGGACTTGAAGAAAGCTATTTGGTATATTAAGGATAGAATTAAGCAATTAGGAGGTGATGTAGAAGATGCCTAAGATAATTTTGTGTAGAGGAATACAAGGTAGTGGTAAGACTACATGGGCTAAGCAATGGGTACTTGAAGACCCTGAACATAGAGTAAGGTTCAATAATGATGACATCAGAAATATGTTAGGTAAGTATTGGGTTCCCAGTAGAGAAGGCTTGATAAAGGATTTGAAGAGTACTTTCCTATGGAGTTCTATGTCCTATGGTTTTGATATTGTTATTGATAATATGAATCTCAATCCCAAGGAATTAGAGTACTATAATAGAGTGCTTGATGATTGGAACAATCCTAAAGGAATAGTACCTGCTGTGGTTAGACCAAAGTACAGCCTTGAATTTAAGGACTTCTTTATACCTCTTCAAGACTGTATAGAGAGGGACTCAAAGAGACCTAATACTATAGGGGAAGAGGTCATAAGGAAGACTTATGAGAAGTATAAAGACATTCTGAAAGTATAGTATGAGACAATATACATCAAGAGAGTTCATAAAGATAGTAGAGTTCAATGGTTTCTATTATGACAGACATAATGGAGACCATGCTATCTATGTGAATGATAAGGGAAGGCATATCAGCATACCTAAGAATCTTGAATGTGTAATTGCTCGTAGACTGATTAAAGAGAATAACTTGATAACAGACATTAAAAGAAAGAAAAAAAATGACTGAAAGTGGATATTATCCCCCAGGGGCAGAACATGACCCTAATGCACCTTGGAATCAGGTTGATAATCCTGAAAGGGAAATTGAGGTCACAGTAAGTGTCACCCTTAGTAAAACTGTAAAGATTAAGGTATCTGACTATGAGATTACTGACTCTGGAAAGGATGAAGATGGTGAATATTTTGAGGATATAGACTACTCAAACTGTGACCTTAAAGGTGCAGTTGAAGAGCAGATTGTATTGCCTCAGAAAGCTTGGGATTATATAGCCCCTAAATCAAGGAGGGAGGTCAATGCCATCTTTGACTTAAAGGGCTGGAATGTTGATGACTTTGAAATTGTAAAGGAATGATAGATAACTTTGAACTAATCAAGAGCCTCTTCTATTTCAATGAAGCAAATGATATGTTCTTTCATTTACAGATTGTTCAGAGAGCCAAAGACCATAAGGGTGAGAACAAGAAAGTAAAGGAGAGTGCAATCAAAACTTACTTTATTAGAAGTAGAGAGCATCTTGATAGAGTGAAAGAAGAAGTAGTGTTTCTCTGTGAACATTATGGTGCAAGAGCCTATATCAATGTGGCTGGAAAGGATTTCAAGAATCTGCAAGACCTATTACTTGCTAAGTTAGCAGAGTATAATCTGAATGGTACTGTAAGAGACCCAAGGAGAATACTCAATAGTGCAGCAGGGGAATTGAAGTCAAGAAATCCTAAATGGGTAGTTGATATAGATGATATATCTATGATGAATGCTATTGCAGATAAACTCTTTGAGTTATATGCAGAGGCTTGGAAAAAGAAAGGTTCTGATATTTCAGTAGAGGCACTTAAAGAAGTAGGATATGACTACATTTATGCCCAAATACCTACTAAACAAGGTATTCATCTCATTGTGAGACCTTTTAATCTACAAGCCTTTCATAAGGCATTTCCTGATGTAGATATACACAAAAACTCAATGGGAACTGTTTTATACATTCCTAATAGTCTCAACCATAGATATGTTTGCAGTGAATGTGGTAGCCCCAATATTCAGGTACAGGCATAGGTAAATGCTAATACCAATGAGTATGTAGATGACATAACTGATAATGCTGAATGTTGGTGTGAGGATTGTGGTAAACATACCAAACTTAAAGAAGTATAATGAAAGTATTAAAGATTTATTCAAGAACTTGTGGACCCTGCAAAGTGCTGGAGAGCAATCTCCAGCTTGCAGGTATTCCACATGAAAGTATAGATGTTCAGTCTATACAGGGTGAGGATATAGCATCCAAGTATGAGATAAGAACAGTGCCTACTCTTATCTTAGTAGATGATGAGGGAAATGTTGTAAAAAGACATAGTGGTCTGTTAGGTGTTCAAGAATTAAAAGAGTTCTGCAATGAAGCTAATTAAGCCAAGTTTTGAAATATGGAATCAGCCTGCTGGTCTTGAAGGAGTTTATAAACAGATTGAGAGAGTAGGTAGAGTATGCTATAAGTCTGAAGACAAGATAACAGAAGATTCTGCTAAAGGATTTGTAGATAGAATGGTTAAATCTGGTCATGGGGCTATGTTGGAGCATGGTACTGTGTATTTGGATATGCCTAATTCAGCAGGAGACTATAATTTAGTTCCTTTCTTTGCCTTAAATCCTTATTCCAGAGTAGTTATAAGACCTTTGGATGATATAGTACATAACTATATTACTACTAATTTCAGAGTAATAATAGAGAACTTTGCTGAGGAGTATATACCAGATATACTTCAATATTTATGTGAGCCTACAGAGTTCCATGCAAAGAGAATTACTGTTCACTTTGTATGTGATAGAGGCGTATCACATGAATTTGTAAGGCACAGAGTAATGTCTTTTGCTCAGGAAAGTACCCGTCGAATGATAATGGCGGCTTAAATAAGTAATTATTTATGAATAACCCAGTGAATTGCTGGAAGGCTAAAATTTATTAAAATCTTTTCTACAAGTTTGGATATATCCAAATTTATCATTATCTTTGTCATAGTAATAATCATAAAAGAATTGTAACTATGAGAAAATGGAACAATTGTATGAGTTTTGTAGAAAAGTATTAAATCATGCTAATCAGCAGCCAAGCCAACCTTTAACAAAGTTGGAAGGTTCAGAGACTAACAGTTGAAACTATATGTGGTAAGAGGTAGTTGTATGCAAACTACATTAATAGGTAGACCTACTACTATGCTGGAAGAGAGTTAGCTACTACAAGGGTTCGAGTCCCTTATACTACACATAGAATATAACACTGACACGAGTGCTGGGCATCCTGTAAAGGATGATGATATAGTCCGATACTCCTTGGAAATGAGGAGAGTTAAGGATAAAGAGCCTTAACATAACAAATGTATTGTAACTACTCCAAGGATAAGTTTGGTAATGAACTTACCTTCATTATTCCTTGTTGGTTGGACATACCAGAAGGAGTAGCATATTTCCATGATGGTATAAATTACAGAGTTGGGGCTACAATGGAGAACCCATTTGGAGAATCTGTAAACCCTAAAGCTTGGTTTAATAAAGAAAGTAACTGTGTAGAGGTGCGTGACTATATTCAAGCTTTGGATAATGCTGAGAAGGCATATTTTAGGTTGATGGATAAATGGGAAAATAGAGTTGCTGATAGAAGATATATTACAGGATTTAGAGGTAATCCATGGACACCTCAGCAGGCAAGAGCTGTCTTGCCTAACTCCTTAAAGACAGAATTGGTTGTAACTGGATTTGTATCTGACTGGAAGCATTTCTTTGGTCTGAGAGCAATAGGTACTACAGGTGCTCCACATCCTCAGGCTAAGGAATTAGCAGAACCTTTAATGAAGGAATTTATTGCAAGGAAGTATATTAATAACTAAAAAAAAAGTATAGCTTTTGGTACGAAGAAATCAGTTGTAGCTACACCTTCTTTCAGTGAAAGAATGGCAAGCATTAAGTCTATGTTTAAGACTGCACATGAGAATGCAAGTAATCTCCATGCAGAAATGGAGTCAGAGATTGCAAAGAAGGAATCTCAAATTGCTGCATTGCAGGAAGACATCAAAACTATTGGTGTTACTAAGCAAGAGGCTGAAACATTTATGTCTAATATAGAAAAGCTTATTTGATATGATTGAGCAAATAAATCAGTTAAAGCAAGGTTCCATTATTAGTGAGAGTTCTCACTATATTGTGAACAGAGTATCAGGCTCTAATGCTTGGCTTACTCATTTTGAAAGTGGTGAAGAGGTTCAGATAAGAAAGGTGTTGCAAATGCAGCAAAGAATCTTATTACTGAGTTGGTTAATAACCCTGTACTTCCTTATGAGGAAGGTGAAGATAGAGTTCTTAGAGGCTATAAGATTCAATTTGAATCAAGAGATGGCAGATATGATTGTGTAGATATGGATATTACTAAGACTGATAAAGAGTCAGGTATTAGACCAGTCAATATCAACACTATCAAGTGGCTTATATTCAATGGTGTCAAGTACATTGTTGAGTAATCTTATAAGGAGGAGTAAGTTAATCACTTATTCCTCCTTAACTTTTTCCCATAATACCTTGTGTATTACAATTAAATTCCTTACCTTTGCACAAATAATACTTTTAATTATATGAGTTGTTTAATTATAACACCAGAAATTAGAGAATTAGCTAAGAAGTTTCCTAATGAAACAGAGCAATCAATACTTAACTTGGTTGGATTGTGGCAGGAAAAGAATAATAAGTCTATTGAGGATATTCCATTAGGTAGTGAACTCAATGATTTTATTAAGGAGCTGAGAAGTAGTGAGGCTACTGAACAGCTTGATGAGGCACTTAGCAGTTCTTTTAATACTCCAAGGATTACTTCTGTTGAGGAGCAGCAGAAGGTGGACCTACTCTTTGACCCAAGAACAAGAAGAGATAGAGTGACACTTATTGCAAGACTCTTCAGTAATGAAGTTGATAATGACTTGCAGGAAATGACTGATTCTTTGAAGAGAAGAATTGATGATGCCAGTGGTGTGGAGAAGGAAGAATTACAGGCTGAGCTTAATAGCTTGGATAGATTCTCTGTTATAAAGAAATACACTCCTGCTGGTATATTCAAGAGAGTAGCTAACATCTTCAATTCTTATGTACAAGATACAGAAGAGGGCAGAATACAGCAAGAACTTAATGCAATCAATTCTAGGAAAGGTGCAGATAAGTTCTCTGATGAGCAGAAATTAGAATCTGCCAAGAAGAAAGCTGCTTATAAGAATCAGGAGTATAAGAAGATAGTTGATGACCCTTATGTCTATAAGGCTCTTGCTGAGGAAGCAAGTACTTTACTTGTAATGACTGAGGGTATTAGGATAGACCCCAACTACATTGCACCTGCTGATGCAAACCTCAATGATGATGACCCTGATGGTAACAGTGAGGTAGATAATGAAGCAGAGGACTGGAGACAAGAAGAGGCTTATAAGGATGGATGGATGACTAATTTCAGACAGGTAAGTTCACATGAGTCTCTATCACAGGCTGTGAGAAAAGTAATCAGGAAAGTACCTAAACTTGACTATAGAGGCAAGTATGAAAAGGATGATTTAGGTTTCACAAGATACCTTGATGCTGACTATGTTCATGCTACTTTCATTGACAAGTTAAGGAACATGATTAATTCTGATGATATGCTTCCTTTGATGCAGGATTTGCAAAGAATCAAGCCTTGGGTTAAGCAAGTAACCAAGTTACTTCAAGGTAATGAGACTTTGTTCTCTCAGTTCTATCAAGACTTCAGAAAGGATTTCATGCCTTACTGGATTCAAAAGAAGAAGATGATGACTGATGGTACTTTCAAGATGGAAACTATTGCCATCAACAAGCCTGAAGGTGTGTACTATCTGCTTGATGCTTGGAGAGATAACTATGAGAAGGGAGTACAGCTTGATGATGATAGTGTATATGAGAAGAATGGGGAAATAAACAAGGATAATGCAGCTAAAGGTTTACAATGGACTGAGACATTGAACAATATGTTCCAGAACCTTGATACAGAATCCAGACTTCAACTCTTGGAGAGAGGAGATGTATGGAGTACCATAATGAAGTTGCTTCATATGTTAGGTATTGATGCCAATCCTTCTGTATTAAAGACTGCATTAACTGATATAAAGACAGCTCCAGGTATCACATTTACTGACCCAATTATGCTTCTTTTACCACAATTGAATGTCATATTCAGTGGTATTAAGAAAGGTGAAGTCAAGTCTGAGACAAGGGAGGATGGTACTGAGAAGAGAGGAGACCTTATCAATACTTTTGGCTCTGCTTACAATATGATTGCAAGTATGATGGCAGAAGTAACTGAGGATGCTATTGAAAGTAGTGTCAGAGAAAATGATAAGTCTTACTATTCTCATGTTACTCCTAACTACTTAGGTAAACTTATTAAAAATCTCAAGAATGTTATGAATGACAAGGAGAGATTTGAGCAGTTTATGCAGACTGAGTTCAAGGATTATGAGTGGTTCTTTAAGGATGGTCATTGGAGAAATGACTGGCTAAGGCAACTTGCAGAGTCTGATGAATTAAGAAAAGGTCTTAACCATAAAGCAGTGTTGAACTCTGATAAGGTAGACTATACTAATTGGGATGATTTGGATTATACTTTGGCTCTTCTTACAGAATATTGGGGAGACCCTGATTCTGCAAAGTCAAGTATAAAGTATGCTTGGTATCATGTTCCTATTCTTTCAGATAGCCCTTCTGCTGAGTTTATCAGATTCAGAAAGTACACAACAGGTGATGTACTTGATGAAAATGGTAAGAAGAGAACCTATGATGATGTTATCCTTGACAAGTTAGTAGACTTGGTTAATCAAGAGTATGACAGAATCATGCTGGTTAGGGAAAGAGATGAGGCTTATCAGAGTGGAGATAAGAGTGTAGAACCTATTGCCAACTATGATATTGTCAGAAAGAAAGATGGAAGTATAAAGAGTATGGGAGGTGCAGAATTTAAGTTCCTTCCTGCACTTAACAGCCTAAGATATGACAATGGAGAGACATTCATTGATAGGTTAAGCAGACTTAAATCCAAAGGTACTGGTGCTGAACTTAGGAACTTCCTAAGAACTACTCTTAATGACATGATGGAAGATGGTTTTGAACAGACCTATAGAGATTGGATGAGGGCAGGACTTTTGGATGAGCTTCCTAATGGTAAGTACAAGTATCTTCCTTTTGAAGGTCAGTCCAAGCAGAATGCAATAACTGCAAAGGCACTTATCAAGGCTAAAGATGCCTTAGGTTCATTGTGGAATACCAATATGGAACTGATGCTTAGAGCCTATAACAATAATAGTGCTTTTGATAGTAGGGAAGCCAGTAGTCTGATGGAGCAAATCAAGGCATTACTCACAGATAAGGCAACAAGAGGTGAGATGGAGTTGAAAGATGCTCAGTCAATCTCAAGAAGCCTGTTTGTTAAGAACAATGCTAAGGATGCACTTAGGGAATACTATTGGAACAGTAAGTTAGCTACTTCACAAATTATCCAGCTTACTACTACTGACCTTGCCTTCTATAAGAACCTTGAGGACTTTCAGAAGAGATATAAGGAGGTTCATGCTCCTGCCCTCAGACTGAATACTAAGGCTACTTATAAAGGTGAGAGAATTGGTAGGGATTGGGAAAGAACCATCTACTTGAAGGATGATGAGATAGTATCTTCTGTACTTGAGGACATCAAGACTGTACTTGATGAAAGGGTTAGAAGAAATGAAATGACCAAGATAGACAGAGATAATATTATCAGCAAGTTTAGAAATGTGAATGTAGCAGATGCTCAGGCATATAGAAGTTTGAGTTCCTATAGGGCAATACTTGGTATGTCAGGTCAGTGGACAGATGATATGGAGCAAGCATATAACAACTTCAAGAATGGAGATTGGAATATTAAAGACTTCAATATCATTTGGCAGACTAAGAAGCCTTATGTTTATACACAAGTCAATAATAACAGTGGCATTGAAGGTCATACTGGAATTAAGACTCCTGTACAACATAAGAACTCAGAGTTCCTATTACTTGCTATGTACGAACTAATTGCTGGTCCTTTAGGAAGGTCAGGCAAGCTGAAAGCCATAAATAAGTTTATGGAGGATAATCAGATTGATGTAGTTCAGTTTGAATCTACTACTAAGGTTGGAAAACAAGGTGTAATAGATTTGAATGATGTTAATACAGAGGCTGATGTAATCCAAAGACTTAAAGATACTACAGGTATTGGATTTGGTAATGAGAATCCTAATGTGGTACATAAGGTATCCTATGAAGATTATGGTATTCAGACTGCAACCCCTGAACATGCTATTGATGCAGTTCAGTTGGTAGGTACTCAGATTAGAAAGCTAATTACTGCTGACATCTCTGATGACACAATCATTGAAGTTAATGGTAAAAAGATGACTAAGAAGGAGTGGCTTGACCTATATAATGCCATCAATACTGAGAATATTCTTCAAGCATTTGCTGATGTAGATAAAATATTCAAAGACCCAAAGAAGGTAGAAGAAATCTTACTTGAAGAGATAAGAGGTAATCAAAGATATGGTATGGATATGATGAGGGCTTGTACTCTTGATGAGAACAATAACTTCAATATACCTCTCTTTGACCCTGTGCAATCTCAAAGAGTACAGACACTTCTTAATAGTGTAATCAAGAGTAGAATCACTAAACAGAAGATTAGAGGAGGAGCTTTAATTCAGGTATCTGATTATGGCTTGACTGATGAACTTCATGTAGTATTCAAGGATAAAAATGGCAATCTGATGTCTTGGGAGTCATATTCCAAGAAGAATAAAAATGCTACAAGAGAAAATTATGAAGAGTATATAAAGAAAGCAAGGGAAGAAGGTAGTTTAGCTATAGCATATTTAGAGTGTTATATGCCTGCATATAGTAGAGAGTTCTATGAGCCTCTAATGGACCCAAATACTCACCAGCTTGATGTAACTAAACTTCCTGAGGATTTGAGAAAGTTGATTGGATATAGAGTCCCAACAGAGGATAAGTACTCAATGGCTCCTCTGTATATTAAGGGATTCCTTCCTCAACAGAATGGTTCTGCAATCATGCTTCCTGCTGAGATTACTACTCTATCAGGTTCTGACTTTGATGTGGATAAGATGTATATCATGTTACCTGAGTTCAGAGTCAAGAAGTTTGATATGAGACAGGCAAGAGAAGACTATGCAAGAATGAATAGCTTATTCAATCAAGTATTGTCACAATTCACTCATAGCCAGTTGGCAGAAGATATTCTCAATGCAGATACTGATGACTTTAAGGAATGGTTCAAGGAGAATAAGGAGAAGTACAGACTTGCCAAGCCTATTATAAGTAAGGTAAAGTATGACTTCAATAAGTCTCCACAGGAGAATAGTCTTGAGGCAAGAAATAACTTGCTGATAGATATGATGTATGGAGTCTTGACTAATGCAGATACAGCTTCAAAGATTCTTAACCCGGGTGGTTTTGATTATCAGAAGAAGTCTGCAAGAATAATGACTATTCTCAATGATTCTTATGAGGGTGACTTGGCTCAAGCATTAAAGGATATGGGTATAGAACTTAATAAGACTGTACAGAAAGGTGGAAAGTCTTATCCTAAGTCTATTGCTTCATACCTATTTGACTTAGACCTTGACACTCTTGATAAGTTGGCAGAGAAAACAAAGGTCAAGATGGACCCATTATCACCAAGAACTCAGGTGATGCTACATCAACAAAACATGACTGGTGCTAAGTTGATTAGTATTTATGCCAATCATAATGCAAACCATGCTTTGATGCAACATACTCAGTTAGCTTTGGATGAAGAAAATGGCTCATTTGTATTGAATGGAAAGAGACTTACATCTTTACATGATATTATGAATGGTGACAAGGAATTTATCTCAAAGAATAATGCTGGATTCTTGGCTGCTTCTGTGGATAATGTTAAAGACCCTGTGCTTGCAGCACTTAATCAGAATACTTTCACTGCTGATGCTTCTATGCTTCTTTCAAGATTAGGTTATAATCCTATTGAGATAGGTCTGCTAATGATGCAGCCTATAGTTCAAGAGATTACTCAGACCTATTTTAGAGAGAGTAGAGAAGGTAAAGGTAAAGATACTATCATTGATGAAGTACTGGATAAGTATAAGGAGAAGGCTGCTCTTAATAATGACTTGACTTATGATAACTACAAGAATAATAGCTTCTACATTGAAGAGCTTGCAGATAACATAATGCTTGCTAAGGAAGCTGTTACTGACAGGTCTCAGACTTCTGATTTCAGAAAGATTGAGTTCTATCAGAAACAAGTTGCAGTTGGATATTTGTTCAAGAGAATTATGAACTCTGCTGATGCTTTGGGACAGTTAGTACAGGCTACAAGGTCTGATACCCAAGGAGGTGCTGCTGGTCCTACTATTGCAGATACAGAGTTGAAGATGCAGAAAGTGAAAGACCTGTTAGACCAAATAGAGAATAATGACAAGTTCCCATTGAAGAATGCCAATGTAATACTTGATGGTCTGTTATCAGACAATCCTGACACTGACACTCTAAGAGAAAGACTATTGTCAGCTCCTCTTCCTTTCTTACAGGCTTTCTATACTCTTGGCTTGCAGAAGACAGAAGAAATGTTAGGGTCTTATTTCCCTCAATATACTGAATCATTCAGGACTGTAATTGATGACCTTAGAGACATGACTAAGACTGGTAAGTTGAATGTAAAGACTATGAATAGTATTTATAATGACTTGCTTGCCTATATCATGTCAAAGAATGGATTCTTTGGTTCTGAATTGATTGTAAACCCTGACTCAGAAGTAGGTGATATTATTGTAACTTCCTCTGATAAGAGAAAGGATTTCATCAATAACTTCCCTGAATACTTCAAGAGAGTGGTTGCAGATAATGAGGATATAGCTGACCTTGAATTTATTAAGAGACTCAAGGTAATCAGGGCAAATGACAGTAATCCTGTAGACCCAGTAGTGTTTAAGAATGTAGGTCAGTTAAGTCCTACTTTGAGAGAAAGATATATGAGGGATTGGGCATCTCTATTATATATGAATAACCCAGAAGCTCAGAAACTTGCTCTTAATCTATTCAGATATAGCTATTATAGAAATGGCTTTGCATTTGGACCTTCAACCTTCATCCATTTGGCACCTGTGGCAGTGAGAAATGCTATCCCAGAGTACATAAGTACATTGAGAACTCTCTTGTCATCAAGTGATGATTATAGTCAATTTGTAGACCAATATGTCTATAACCACTTGGATAACAGAAAGTTGGTTCCTGAAATCCCTGATACAGCCTCTGTCCAGTTCATAGGAGAGGATAATGAAGTTAAGGATGAAGTTACATTTGTGATTGATGATAATGCTACCTTTGGAGATAAGAAAGTTATCAAGAAAAGGATAGATACTCCTGATGGTCCTGCTTATGACTTCTTTAGGTATATAGGTAAGAGAATTAGAGGAAACTATGTCTATTACAAACTAACTTCATTAGGTACTGAACAAACTAATGTTGCAACCTATGAAAGGATTGAACCATTAGGTTTCAGAAACAGCTTTATTGAATATGAATATGGCAAGGATGTGGAAGAGATGGAAACTGTAATTGATAAGAACAGGAAAGATTATGACCCTTATGCAGATACATTGTCAAGATTTGACCTTGGAGATGCTGAGGTTGATTATGACTCTATGCCTGATTATCAAGATATGCCTCAAGAGTATTGGGATTCTATTCCAGAAGTAGATACTGATGCTTTCCAACAGGTATATGGTACTCCTCTTGATACTTCAGCTCCTAAGGCTGATGATGTAACAGCTATTCAGCCTAATACAGAGTATAAGGATGAGAATGGTGATAGTATTTGTGGTGCTCCAACATTATATAGTTTATAAGATATGGCAAGAAGTTGTGCAATTATTCCAAAGGTAAAGAATAGAAATGGTCAAGTAGTGGACAGCAAGTTATTTAAGGACTTGCTGTCCTTCACTTCAAACAATAGAAGTGAGGCTACAAGATTATATCTTATCACAAAAGCTGACTCTTTTATAAGAGATTGGAATCCAAGGCTAACATTAGATGAAAACAATGAACCTACATTGAGGAGTTTGCTAAAGCAGACTAATCTCAGTAAAGTCATTCCAGAAACTAAGGTACTTGAGAGACTTAATAGGGAGATTGGGTACTATAAGAAAGGAATGGATAGACCAGCTCTATGGGTAAACAATGATGAGAATTATCAGAAGTTGAAACAAAGAGCCATAGCCTTTAATCAGAACTCAGAATATAGAGATGATTATGTGGCTAACATAATTAAGATTCAAGACAGTGAATCTCCAAGAGTATTCATTGGAGTAAAGGTTGAGAAAAGGAATAGACTCAACTCTATTAATGCAGATAAGATGGAATACAATGAAAACCTTAATAACAGATTAAGGGGTATTCTTGAATCTCATGGAATAGGGATAGGTGCTTTAACTGACCTTGAAAAGAGAATGGGTATTCATGGTGTAACTGACTTTGATGTTGCAAGGAATGCAGCAAATGGTCTTGTTGAAATGATTAGGCTTGCTAATGGTATTCAAGGTGAAAGAGCACTTCCAGAGGAATTTGCACACTTTGCCATTGAAGCTATGGGAGATAATCCACTTATCACAAGACTCATCAATAACATATCTTCCAATGGACTGGCAAGAGAGATTATAGGTGAGGACTATGATACTTATGATACTTTATATCATAGTGATGAGACTAAATTGGCAAAAGAAGCTGCGGGTAAACTGCTTGCAAAACATCTTCTTCAAGGTGAGAATATTCCATCTGCTCCTTATAAGAATCTTCTGCAAAGAGTGATTCAAGCAGTTAAAGGGTTCTTTAAGAATATTAGTGCAAGTTCTATACAAAGAGCTATGAAAGAGGCTGATAAGAACTTTGGTTCTTTAGCCCAGCAGATACTTAATGGCAGTATGGATGAGGCTATTGATGTTAGTAATATAGCATCAAGTGGGGTATTCTACAATACTTCAGAAAGAGTGGCAAGAGACAAGAAGTTACTTCAAGGAATCATTGAAAATGAGTTGAAGAGATTGAAGATTTATGAAAAGAGAAATCCTAATAGCCAGTTTAGTGCTAATCAAAGGTTACTCATTGATAGATTGGATATTGAATTAGCTGATAACAATGAGATTGAGGGTATTTATACTTTTGTAGAGAATGCTCTTGAGGAATTGACTAAGGTAAATGACAGGCTCACAATGCTGCAAAATACACCTGCTACTAATGTTAATGAGAGAGCCAGAGTGCTAAGGGATGTCAGAAACTACTTGTATAGCTACAAGCATATTACTGATGGCATTAGAAAGGCTCTTATTGATGAAGAGAAGTATGCAGATAATAGATATGGTCAAAGGGTAAGGGTTGTATTAGACAACACAACTACATTACTTGGAGACTTATTTGTTAGATACAATGAAGTATCAATGCCTCTCTTTGTTGATTTTATTAAGCCTTTTGTAGGGGAGAGTATAACTGTTCCTTTTGGCAAGTTCAAGGGCAAGACTATGAGTGCTGAGGACTTAGTTAAGATAGCTGACAAAGACATATCTTTCTTTGACAGATGGCTTGATTCTATGGCAGACTCTTCAGATTATATGCTGAAAGTTATGGACCAAGCTATCAAGAAGAGTAAAGAAAATGCAAGGTTGGAGACCATCAATGTTATGAAGGAGCTTCAAGCTGCTACAATTAAGTTAGAACAAGCTGGAGTTAAGAACACTGATTGGATGTTTGAAAGAGACAGTAAGGATAATCTTACAGGTAATTATATCTCTGAGATTAACCAAGGTCTATTCAAGGAGAAAGTCAGGGAAATGTTCAAGTCTCTCAATGAGAAGTATGGTAAGAATCCTGTAGGAGATAATGCAGAGAAGTACAGAAAGGAGAGACAAGCTTGGTTTGATGCTAATATGGAGGTAGTCAATGGAAAGAAGCAACCTAAGGTATCAATCTATGGCAATAAGGCTTATCAGAACTTGAATCCTGCCCAGAAAGAATACTACAACAAGATTATGGAGATAAAAGCTAAGCTGGATTCATACCTTCCTGACAAGTACACTACCTTAACTAATGCAGTTAAAATCAGAAAGGACCTACTTGAAAGAGTAAAGGCATCTGATGGTGTAAAGTCAGGTAGTACACAAGTATGGGAAGCTGTTAAAGACCAATTCATTAGAAGAACAGATGACACTGAGTTTGGAGATAGGGCTACAGTAAAGGACTTTGAAGGTAAAGAGGTGCAAGTACTTCCTATCTACTATACTAAGATGAAAGAGGGTGAAAGTCCTAATGACCTATCTACTGATATAGTATCTACTCTCACAGCTTATGCAGCTATGGCTAATGACTTCAATGAAATGAATAAAGTAATTGATGTTCTTGAGCTTGGTAGGGATATGCTAAAGGAGAGGGAGATTATACAGACAAGAGGTGGTAAACCACTGGTTGAGAAGTTCAAGTCTGTAGGTAGGAAAGTAGAATCTACTCTCACTAAGTCTGGTGATGAAACAAGATTTATGCAAAGACTGAATGACTTCTTTGAAATGCAAGTCTATGGTAGGTATATGGCTGATGAAGGCACATTTGGTAATACTAAGATTGATAAAGGAAAGGTGGCTAACTTTGTTAATAGGATGACTTCTCTTAATACATTAGCTGTCAATGTACTATCAGGTATTTCCAATGTGGCTACTGGTGGAGTTATGATGAGGATTGAATCTTTCTCTGGGGAGTTCTTTAATGAATCTAATACTCTAAGGGCTGATAGAAACTATGGTCAAGCATTACCTGAATTTCTTGCAGAGATTGGTAATAGAGTCAAGACAAGTAAACTTGCTTTGTGGGATGAATTATTCAATGTAATGCAGGAATATGAGACTGATGTTAAGGAAGTAAACTTTGACAGAAAGACTTGGTTCAGTAGAATGTTTGGTACTTCTGCTTTATTCCTTATGAATAATGCTGGTGAGCATTGGATGCAGAATAGAACCTCATTAGCACTTGCAGATGCTTATAAAATGAAAGCTCCTGATGGTAAGATAGTATCTCTATGGGATGCTATGGAAGTGGTTCCTATTGATAAGAATAACAAGAAATTAGGTGCTAAGTTACAGTTAAAGCAAGGTTATACTAAGGAGGATGGGTCTGCATTTACAAGAGATGATATTATAGCATTCAGTAGAAAGTCTGCTGCTATAAATCAGAGAATGCACGGTATTTACAATAAGGCTGACAGAAGTGCAGTACAAAGGTTAGCTGTAGGTAGAATGGGTGTTATGTTTAGAAAGTGGGTGAAGCCCTCACTTAATAGGAGGTTCAAATCAGCATCCTACAATATGGACTTACAGTCTTGGACTGAAGGATACTATGTGACTACTGGAAGATTCCTTTTACAGTTAGCAAAAGAATTAAGAAAATCACAATTTGATATTGCTTCAGATTGGAAGAATCTTTCAAGAACTGAAAAAGCTAATATTAAAAGAGCTGTGACAGAAGTTGCCCATTACTTAGCTGTGGTAACAGTACTTGGATTGATTGACTGGGATGATAAGGATAACAGACCTTGGCTTACTAAGATGGTGGAATATCAGCTTAGAAGATTAAAGACTGAAACTGGTGTGCTTATTCTAGGAAAGCCTATGATAGATGAAGGCTTGAAGATTATGAAATCTCCGGCAGCAGCTATTCAAACTATTCAATCCACACTTGATTTGATAGGATTGATAAATCCTATGAACTATGAAGTGTTTGCAGGAGAGGATGCTATACTTCAATCAGGTCAATTTGAAGGCAAGAGTAGGGCATATAGGTTGCTTATGAAGAGTCCATTAATGCCTATGAGGAATACAATCACAAGAGGCATAGACCCTGAATTGGCAATACCTTACTTCAAGCAATAATAGAAAGAGGAGAGAAATCTCCTCTTTTTTATTCACTATAAATAATTTATTTATCCACTTGCATATTAGTGGATTTAGAGGAAGTAAATCATAAAGATGAAGTTAAGAGTAACAATGTTGTATCTAACCTTGAATGGTATACAAGAAGATATAATGTTGGATATGGGACTGTCAGAGAAAGGCAGTCTAATAATAAGAAAGGACAATCTAATGATTGGCTTATTAAGCCAATCATGCAATATAGCTTGAATGGAGAATTTATTGCTGAATATGATTCTATTACTCAAGCAGCTAAAGTATTATCCCAAACCTTAAATAAAGATTGGGAAAAGATAAAGAAAGCAATTAATAACCAGCTAAGGAAATACCCTGATGGTAAATCCTGTGGCTACAAATGGAGGTATAAAAATGTGTGAATTAGCAGCAACAGTTATTTGTGCAGGAATCTTTTGGTTCTTATTTAATCCTAACAATGCAAACAAGACATAAAAGATGGGAGAGTGAGTAGATTAAATTCTACTCCTCTCCCTATTTTTTTTTATAAAATGAAAGGGTCAAAAATACCCCTATACTAATTACAGCATAGGGTTATTCTTGACCCCTTTATAAAAAATTTCAGCCTACTGATTAAAAGGCTATACACTTGATAGCTTGGTCTCTCTCCTCTTGAGAAATTGAATCAAACTTCTCTGCTGTCCAACCTTTCTTTAACAAATTCTCTTGCATAGAATCACTTAAAGTATTGAATGATGTAGTAGTTGAAGTAGCACCTCTCAATTCACTGATAGTAGGAACTTTGAATGTGCTATCTGCATACTTACCTTCATTAATTCTTCTATAGTAATCTATCAAGGAAGGTCTAAAGTTATTCCAGTTAGTAACCTTAACAAAGAGTTCCTTGAAGAAATCAAGTATTCTCTTACCTAAGCCCCTGCTCTGTCTTGTCATTACATATTCTCTGAGTCCCTCTGCCATATCTTCTTCTAATGAAAGGTCATCTTTCTCACCATATAACTTCTTTGCTTCATTATATAATGCCTGTCTCTCATTATTGTCAAGAAGGAGATTAAATACAGCATGGAATGCTTCATGGTATGTAGTACCCTCAGCAGCTATGTCAGATAATGTAATTACACCTTTGTCAAACTGACCCCAAGCTAAAGCACCTTGTCTACCTACTTTAATAAGACCTTTTACTATTTGTACTTTATCATTCTCACTCAATTGAGGTAGTACTCTACTTAACCAATTAAGTTCCTTTTCCTGATTCCATACTATAGCTTCTGTGTCATCTACTCTTCTTAAAGTAAATTCATCCTCAAACTCTTCATCATGGTCATTTATTGCCTGTTCCTTTTGAGCAGTATAGGCAGCACCTGTCTGGGTATTACCTTGATTAATAGTTGCAGGAGTCTCTACAGTAGTAATAGGAGTAGCACTTACAGTAGGTACTGCATCAGGGTCAAACAATATAGTCTTTTCTGATGCTAAGTCTTTCATTCTTTGAGGATTACCTAATAAAGCCTTTCTCATGGAATCCTCAACTTGAGATTCACTCATACCTCCTTGTACAGGGTTATTCTTTATAAGTAAGAATGTTTTACCATTAGGGAATACTGCATAGTAATTATTTGAAGCTACATGAGCTTCTTCTCCCTGTCTGCCAAATCCCTTGGTTATATTAGGAACCTTGGTTATATGGACATCTACTTCTGTAATACCTGCAATAGGAGTTAAATACCCTTTATGTAATTTACCATCCAACTCAAAGTAACCTACTCCCTCATCAGCATTATTCATACTGTGTTCAGGTGTCAAATCTTCAATAGGGTTCTGTGTCTCTAATGAAGTCTCAAAGATAGGCAATACTGTCTGAGCCTGTGCTGGAGTGGCAGGAGTTTCTGTAGATTTATCTACTTTAACTGCACTTACCAAAGGCACATTAACAGCAGGATTATATGTAATAGGAATACCCTTTTCACTTTGTACTGCTGATACATTCTCCTTATCATAACTCAATACAAATGGCATTACAGCTAACTTAGTAACTGGTACACCATACTGAGATTCAAATAAGTTCTTGTAAGCAGAAAGTTGCAAAGTATAGTAATCCTTTGCACTCATTCTCTGAGTAGCAGATGGAGTAGTAAAGTAATTAACCTTATGACCATATCTGTCTGTAAAGTCATAGAAGCTGTATCTACTTGTCTTTACATCATATATCCTAAAGTTACCATTCTTGTCTACTGAGAGAATATCAACTTCACCTGCAACTCTTGTACCATCAGGATATTTTTGGAATAATACAATATTGTCAGCAAGGAATCTTTCTCCCATTTGTTCCATATTTGATTTAACCCTGTTAAGAGTAGTAATCAAATCTATGAAAGCACTCTCTGACATATTAGATGGTTTCACTATTTTAGATACATCCCTTACAGTAAAATACTGTCTAATAATACTATCTATTGCTGAGCCAGCATCAAGTGCTCTTTGTGAATTAGTACCAGACATTTTATCTCTTACTATATTCACAATAGTATCTCTACTCTTGGCATCAGTCTTACCTCTGTAGGCAGTCAAGTCTACCTTAAACTTGTTCTCCAAGTATTTCAGGTAATTCTCATACTGAGTAGGATTATCTACAAACTTGCTAAGATTAAGTCTTGCTAATTCAAGAGCCTTTGTCTGCTTGTCAGATTCTGCCCAATTAGAGCCTAATCTACTATGTACTCTACTATACTGATGATATTCACCATCATCTTCAAGTACATAATAAAACTCACCATCAGTTCTTGTCTTATCTACCCTCTTTTGGTTCTCATATATTTCACTGATAACCTCCTTAGACTTGGAAACCCTGTCCTCTCTTTCTTTCTTCCTGCCTGCAATAGTATCCTTTACATCCTGTGCTTCCTGACCACTAAGATATGTCTGCTTACTCCTGTCAAGTACCTTACCATCAGGAGTAAGAACTTTATTATCTACCATCATTGATGAGTTAGTGGAATCCCCAAAGTTATCTTGTGCCCAAGCCAAGTCAAACAATATTCTATTACTGTCAGTAACTTCTACAGTCCTGCCTTGGTCATCTCTGATAGTGTTTGTCTTTAAGTCTACATAGTATGGCTTATTTGAGAATACAGATACTATTCTTGTGCCTGCAATAGCACCCTCAGTACCTCCTACAGGAGTTTCTACTTTCCTCTTAGGTTGAGGAGCTACAGAAGCTGGACTTATAGCTTGATGAAGATTACTTTCATTATCAAAGTAATCAGTTGTAAACCAATTACTTCTTACTGAAGCCTCAGTAATATTTGAAGTAAGGATATTAGAGTTTATCAATCTATTATTGTATGCACCTTCATTTATTCTCCTTGTGCTGACCTGTAAAGGAAGATTGAACTTGATAAGGTGTCCAAGTATCTCATTGTATATATCCTCAGGATTCTTAGGAGTACCTAATGCACTTGTATCTCCCAAGTCTTCAAGAGCAGTTGCATCAAAGTTTATACCTCCAATCTCTGCACTCTTGCTACTTGTAGAGAAATATACATCATACTTATCCTCCTTGATTTGCTCTTTTCCATTAATGATTACTTTCTCATAAGTACCATCTGGCTTTCTTACCTTCTTACTGATAACAATACCATCACCTGCCCTACTACTAAACCAAGCAACCATAATATCCTGCATATACAAGTCTTGTGCTAAGTCTTGCATAGCAGCAGATACATCATCTTGTGATATAGCAGTTGATAACTTAGTAATGGCATTCTTTATATCCTCTCCAACAGGAGTAGAACTTACATTGCTATCATTCAGATTGAACTCTTCATTATTAAAGTGCTTAACCCTCACAGCAGCAGGAGAATACTTACCAGCTCCATTAGGTATAAGTAGATATAATCTACCTTCCTTTTGAGCCATATCTACTGGCTTGATAATAAGGCTATCATCCAATCTACCATTAGTAGCCAATGTACCATTCTTGATTATACCAAAGATAGGTGCTCTACCCTCTCCTGATACATTAGGTATATTAGCCAAGCTTCTTTCTTCTGTGCTGTAAGGTATTCTACCTACCATTACTTGTGACACTCTTGTAGTAGGAGTAGCTATAAATCTATCTAATGTTTTTACTCCTCCATTTTTTAATGATAAAGCTAATGAATTGATTAAGTCACTTAAGTTAAAACTACTTCTGTTATTCCAATAAAATTCTGCATTAGCCTCTTTAAAGATTTTTTCAATATTACTTCCATCTATAAGATGTAAATCATCTCTAGATAATTCTTTTATCTCAGATAGTCTTTTAATTAGAAGTTCTCTATCAACTTTTTTAGCCTTTTCTGAATTACTCTTATCTAAGATATTAAATAAAGGAGTTAAACCTTCAATTATCAATCTCTTAGTATTATAAATATTAGAATTACTTGTATTAGCAAATTCACTTTTTACTCTTTCAATTAAACTTTGTAAACCCTCATATTTATCAACAACATATTGACTTTCATCTAATGAACCTACTATTTGATTATTTCTCTTATCTATAATAAAGATTGTATGGTCATTAAATTCAGGGTCAATCATAAATCCAAGCTCATCACCTGCTTTTAGATTACCCTCATTTACATATCTGAATGCTCCTTGGTCTCTTAGATAACCATAAATGCCAGAGAAGTCTACATTCTTTTCTCTCTCACTTACTACAATATCAAATGGTCTAAAGTCTCCTTCCTTACTTGCCTCTATGTGTAGTTCAGGTATAGCAGGTCTATAGAATTGATTAAGAGTATCTCTACTTGGTCTTTGTGGAGTTTCTACCCTTTCATTGGCTTTCTTATTCTCCTCATTAACCATCTCAGCAGTTATATTACCTACAGGTAATTCTGTTGTAGGCAAATCCTCACTACTTGTTACAGTAGGAGTAGTAGATGTACCACTATCTCCTGTAGTATCTCTTCTATCATCACCTCTCACAGTTCCCTCTCTTTTCTCTACAGGCTTCTTATATTCAGGTGAGAATCTATCCTTAAATCTATTGTCATTATTTACCTGAGACATTGCATTTTGCAAAGCATATTGAGCCTCTTGGAATCTTGTTGCAGACAACTCAACATCACCCTCAGAATCTTCATCAAAGGCATTCTCATTATTGATATAAATTGAATTAGGATTAGCCAACTGTTCAAGGTTTTCAGAGTTACTGAACTGGTCTTGAAGGAGCTTCATAGCATCTTGCTTAACCTGTGGTTCTGCATCTGACTCATTAAGAACTCTTCTTACCTCATTATTGTATTGTGAAGTTTCTCTGTAGTTCTTATCCATCTCACTACCTTCATCCTCAAGTTCTTTTAGAACTCTATCCCTATTCTCTATATCATCTTGGGTATCTATGATACCCCTGAACTCTTGTAAATTCTGTGCAGCATTCAAAGATACCTTTAGGTTATCAGATTTCCTCTTGGTCTCTTGTTGTGCAGCTTGCTCATCAGCTCTTGCATGGTCTTCTACTTGCTTTTGAGGATTTTCAAGATACTCTTTCAGCTTTGCATTATATGTCTTTGAGGCATTACCTAACTTAACAATATCATTCAGCTTAGTTGTAATATCTTCTTTCTCATCTGCACTAAGTACAGTTTCATCTACCTCATTAATCTCCTTAACAAGACCATCTACAAACTTAGGATTAGTTGCTAATGTATGAGCCAGTACCTTATCATCCTGACTTCTTACAAGATTAAGAGTATTTATTGCACCTTGAATAGCTCTTACATTTTCATCTGCTTGTCTATATCTATCAGTTAAATCAGCATGAGCAGCACCTTCAAACTCTCTTACTTGCTCATTAAATCTAAGGAATGAATCTAAGTTACCTAATACACTGCCTATTGCAGATTTTACTTCTCCAGACATGGCTGTTGCTCTCTCAGACCAGTTACCTATCTGAGACTTCATCCAAGTCAATTCTTCAAGCTGGTCATCTGATAATTGCTGACCTGTCTTAATATCAAGCTCATCTTTTATCTTCAGATAATTGTTGATAGTATTGGTCATTTCATCATGGTTCTGCTGCAACTTCTCTATCATTTCCTGCTTGCCTTCTGGGGTAGCATACATAGGATTACCATTCTTATCAACAAATGGACCTACCTTAGAGCCATCTTCAAGAGTAGTTGTAGTGTTTTCCACAATAGAGGCAAGATTTTCATCTGATGTATCAAATGCTGTGTTAATTAAGGTAGTAAGGTCTTCCATTCTACCTGCATTATCAAACATGGCAATATCAGATACTAATTGAGCATGTTCTGCATTCTTGAAGTTGAACTCATCACCTTCCTCAGCAGCTCTATTCATATCATTCTGATACTTATTATGCCTGATAAGACCTTGATAGTAGTTCTTAAATTCAGGAGAGTTTATCCTGCTATTCATGTAGTTAGCAATCTCATTCTCTCTTGCTATCTTCTCATTATAGTCTCTCCATTCATTTATGGCACCACCCTCAATAGTGATTGGAGACTGAATACCACCTTGTGCATTTCTTACACTTCTAAATCTTGGCATACCTAATGCACCTGTCAAAGAACCAATAAAGAACTCTTCCCACACAGAGCCATCATTTACTGTCTCATTGATTCCCTCAGCAAATGATTTAGTCCAACTTAGAGTCTCCTGTGCAGCCTCTGGGTCAGTCTTTGACTTATAGAAGTTGTTTACATCAGTAGAGTAATAATTACCTGCTATTCTACTTGCAGCACCCTGTGCCATTTCCTCAGTACCTTCAGATAATGCACCCTTTGTTATTGCAGTAGCAGCACCTAATCTTGTAGTACCAGCAGTATATTCCCCTGCCTTACCTACTATATTAGTAGCCTTTCTTGCAGTCTTGAATCCATTAGCATATAACTTGCCAAACTGAATTATATTAGATGCAGTAAGGATAGGTATATTCATAAGCAAGTCTGCATTACCCATCTTCAATCTATCCTCATTCAGTTTACCAAGTGCTGCATTGTAAGCTTCTCTTTCCCTTGCAATAGCATCTTGATATTTTACATAAGCTGGGTCTACAAACTGATTGCCTTCTACACCACTTCTTACAAGCTCCTTTCCTGCATTAGCTTCATATTCAGCCTGTATTGCATCTAACCTTTCCCTTAGACTGTCATCAAGCTGTGCTTTATGAAGCTCAAACCAATCCTTACTATTATTGAGTGCTTCAATTCTGCCCTCATTTACTGCTGAAATAGTAGCACCTACAGCAGTATTAACTATTGCTGGAGCCTTTGAAGACTTAGCAATAGCACCAATAAGTTGAGGTAGCTTAGTTACCTTCAATCCAGCAGCAGTAACACCACCACTGTAGAAAGCACCTACTGTGAAACCTAAGTTCTTAATAAACTTATCACCTAAGAAGTTAGCAGTGAAGATATTTTCATACCAAGGCTGCTCTTGTTCTGCCCTTGTGTAATAGTTAGGTAATGCCTGCTCAGACCATTCATTAACAGATTGCATAGCTTTAGAGAAGTCATTATCCCAAAGACCAGACCATCTACCTTCACCTATTGCAGTACCAGCTCCAAGCACTAAACCTACAGTACCATCAAGGAAAGTAGTACCTGCAAGTATAGCACCTTTAGCAAGACCTGCTCCTATTTGTGCATACCAAGGCTGATTCTCTGCTCTTATATCCCCTAACTCCTGAAACTGTGCCTCAGTTGCAGTAGGCTCATCAAACATGCTCTCACCCCAAGGTGTAGCAGTCCCTTCTAATGAAGTTGCAACCATCTGCTCACCATGTGCCCTTGCATCATACAATGAAGTAGGAGCAGTACTTGCTCCTACATTCATACTGAATGACTGAAACTCAGGACTAAGGTTAGTGTATGGCTCTTGATTTGCTTCCTGCAAATCTCTGAAAGTCATTGGACCACTCTTAGTAATATCTATATCCTTTACTTTAGTTTCTTTTGCCATATCTTAATATCCATAAGGATTAAACTCTTGTTCTTTTGTCTTATTCTGTACTCCTAATTGAGAATGGAATAAGTATGCTTGCTGTATAGCCTGTACATATTGTTGCTGTGCATAAGTAATTTCATCTGGAGTAGCCTGATGTACATTACCTCTTGCATCAGTATATTGTCCTGTGTTGACTACTTGTTGCCATTGATTTGCAGCAGCCATTGCCCTATCTCTATTCTGTTCATTAGTTGTATTGACACCAGCAGGCATTCTGAATCTCCTCACATTACCCTTGTCATCTTGTATCATTACAGTAGTACCATAAGGACTGAATCTTGTAGCAGTTACTTTGTACTTATCACTCTTCAAGTCTTCCATAGTGATTTCCTCACCTGTATCCTTGAATTGCTTAGACTTGCTATCATAATCTACTTCTTTAAGACTTAATCCTCTGCCAGCAGTCATAATAGCATCCTTCATATCACCCTGTTGGGCACTTGCAATAGGATAGTCATACTCAGTAGCTCTTATAGCATCATATCTTGCAGTTCTTGCTGCTGGAGAATCATCAGCATACCTACCCCATAATCTTCCAACACTTATTCTCTGATTAGGACCAAAGCTATCAGAACTTATAGCACCTTTGCCACCTAATCCATCAATGAACCTCTTGAAATCAGAATCAGCATATTGACCTTGAGTTACTGGAATACCTGTTGATGGAGATACTGTTCCTAGGATATATCTCTTGCTATTGTAAGCCTTCCATCCTTCTTGATTCATCTTCCATTGACCATTCTCTTTGTAGAAGTACTTGGAGTACTTTTTCATATCATCATTGTACTTCTTCTCATCTTTACTTGGTTCTCTGCTACTGTAGATGTTCAAAGGATTAATAGCCAAGTTATTGAGCTTTGCTTGTTGTGCAGCTTTAGCCTTTCTTTTATCTGCTCTAATCTGCATGGCTTCCTGTTCGACCATTTTAGCTCTCCAATTATCAAGAGTCTGATATTGAGTCTCACCAACTGCACTCCATAGACCTTGCTTAGCATAATCAATAGCCCTTGCAATAGTAGCTTGGTCTCCCCAGTTTCTAACACCACTTGAATTAATGGCATCTTCAACAATTCTTGTAAGTTGAGGAGCAGCATTAGGATTATCCTGTATAGCTTGTAGTACTGCTTGAGAACTAAAGCCCTTCTGCATCATAGTTTCATAATATGAATTACCTAAGATGCTTCTCCATTTCCTTGGATTCTCTTGCATTTCCTTAGCTAATGCAGATGCAGCACTTGCAGCCTGTGCAGTAATTAGCTTACCTGAATATGATTCATAGGCTAATTGAGGATTCCTTATATAGTCATCAAGACTTGTAGTTGAAGCTCTTCTACTTAACATCAATGTTGGGTCTTGCAGTAGAGCTTGCTGCTGCTGTTCTGCTTGCTTCTGTCTTGCTGTATAGGCTTGTTCAATAGGAGTTATCTCCTTACTGTACCTTGCTCTCATATTGAGCATATCCCTTCTACTTGCAGCATTAAGTCCTTCTCTTGCTAATTGACCTGCTTGTTCCTCAAGGTCATTTGCATAGGTCTTGTACATCTTGTAAGCATAAGGGTCAGTCTGCTCATTAGCCATTTCCTCCCATACACTTGCCTTAGTAGCAAGCTCTCCATATTGGTTCTCCAACTCTTGATGAGCCTGAGTAGCCATCAAGGTTGGAGCCAGCATCTCTTGATAAGAAAATGGCTTGAATTGTGAATTTATTACTAAACTATAATTAGCCATATTACTTTTTCTTAATAGTTAAATAACCACCCTTAGCTTTCTTTTTCTTAGCTTTATTAGCAGCATTTCTTACTTCTTTCTTCTCTGCATCACTAAGACTTTCATACCCATTCTTATATGTAACATTACCCTTGTTATCAATAGAGTAGTATAGTGCAGGATTACTCATAATCATATTTCTACTATACTCTTCTCTACCAATATCTCCAAGAGAATTAAAGAAGTTAGTAAGATTAGCACTCATACTTGCACCTCTTCTTGCATCAATAGCATCTCTTACTGCCATAGCTTGTGCAACACCACTTAGCCTTGAACTTCTTGCTTTCAATGCAGCTTCTTGATTTGCCATTGCAGCCTTGAGTCCCATCTCAGCATTAGCCATGTTAGTGCCTCTATTAAAGGTTTCAACAGCTTGTCTTTGTGCTAAGTTATACTCTTCAGCCTGTCTTGCAAGGTCTCCTAATCTACCTTGAGCATTATAATCTGCTGCAAGTAAGGCTGCATTCCTTGAAGGACTTGTGGTATTCATAATAGCCCTTCTTGTAGCACCTGCTTGTGCATTAAGCTTATTCAAATAGAAGTTTCTGTCAAAAGGTCTATATTGTAAATAGTTACCTATTGGAGTATATCCTACTGGAGTATAATTACCTGCTTGATTAGCTGCTTCAAGTATTGCATCAGCACTTGTATAATCTGGTCTACTAAATAAATTCTGACCTAATCCTACTGTAGCACCTACTACAGGAGCATATCTTAACCAAGATAACTTGCTATTCTTATTATCACCTCTGTTGCTGTCTACTAATGTTTCCTCATATAAATCCTCTGCATTAACAGGTTCCAATAGTGTACTATAGCCTTGCCAATCTCCATAATCTAGAAAGTTAGGTGTGTTACCAAGACCATCAAATAATCTACCCATTCTACCACCATGAGCATATTGTACTCCTTCTTGACCTATTTGATTCTGTTGCCTTATAGTTTCTTGGGCTTGCTGTAGTCTGGACATAGAACTTAGAAGTCCTCTCTTGCTTATTGGGTCATTAGGTCTCTCCTTAGACTCCTCTCCCAGCTTCTCTGCTATTGCAGCAAATGAGTAGCCATCATAAGATTTTGGAAGATTGAAGCTCTCTAATAGACCACCATCAGCAAACATTCTGTTACTAAATACATAATCATTGAAGATTACCTCTCCCTGCTCTACAAGATTAGGAGTCCCCTCTGCATCCATTCCCATAGGTACACCCTCCATTGGATTCTCCTCATGGGTTCCACCATTTCCAATTATTCTAAGACCATTGTCCCATTCAGCACCATGAGTAAGTAAATCTCCTCCAAAGGCATGATGCCATTTTCTTGCATTAGCAGCAAAAGTAGCTCTCTTCCTTACAGCAGGGTCACTACTTCTCTTACCTCTTGCAATGCACTCTGAAGTAACTTTGCCTCCACAATACTTAGTGAACTTACCTCTATTCTCAGGCTTGATATGTATCTTGCCTCCTTTAGCAAAGGTATTCAATTCTGATGATTCAAATGAATTAGGTAGTGAAGTCAGCTTGCCTTTATTTGCAGCATTAAGAGCCTTAATACCTAAGTTCTCTTTGGCTAACTCATAGCCTATTGCTCCACTTCCATATCCTCCCCATATACCAAGAGGACCACCAAAAGCAGCAAAACTTGCCATAGCATTAAGGTCAGACTGAGTATCTGCTGCATCTGCTGCATTCTCATAAGAAGTCAATGCCCTATTCCTTGCAATATCCTGTTGCTTCTTTAATTCCTTATATTTGTTTTTAGCCTTATTGCTAAACCAACCATCTTTACCAATATCTGATTTGGAGAAATCTGCCCCAAAGTCTTGATTAGCCCACTGGTCCATAACTGAATCAGCACTACTGTTATCTACCATAACAGTATTTATAGCTTTATTACTTCCTTCAACTTCAGCAATTTTCTCTTCATTTAACTTGGAGCCAAACATTCTATTTGTAAGACCTCCAATAATGCCTGAACCAGCAGATATAATGCCTCCAAGTACAGGATTAACTGCACTTACTGCACTACCTATAGTGCCTCCAATATTACTAATTGCACTACCTGCACCTGACTCAAGTCCTCCTCCAATAGCACCACCTGCAATATTACCTACTGCACTACCTATGCCACTTGCCAAACCTCCTTTTAGCATTCCAGCAACATTGCCTCCACTAAAAGTATTCTTTAGGTCAAATGCTCCTGTGCCACCCATAGCAGCCTTGAAATCACCACCCCAAGCATAGTAATGAGGGTTGTATGTAAATGGTCTGTTAGACTTTCTTATAACTTTTCTTTTAGCCATATCATACTAATTTGTTTGCAAAGATAAACAAAGTATTTGAATTATACAAGGATATTATCCAAAAAGTAAAGGGAAGATAAGTAATAAACTTACCTTCCCACTATTATTACTCAAAGTAATGCACAATCATATCATGCAATACAGTCTTATTTACATTCTCCTTCTCCATAGACAACTTAATATATAGCCAAGGATTTCTCATTCTATCTCTACCTTTCTTAGTAGAGCCAACAGCATTAGCTCTTGGTATATTAGCTCTCCAAATCCTAAACTTTTTCTTTAGGTCGGAAGGTCTTCCTAAGATATTATTTAGAGTAGAAGTACCCTGTTGATATTCATTCCATACAGTTAGAGTATCAAATGTTGTATTGAGCAGATTACCATTCTTGTCCCAGCTATCTGACCTGAACTCAAGGTTATTGAATATCTTGTCTACAGGCATATCTGGATTAGCTATTATAGTAGTATAGAATGGCTGATATACTCCAAAGAATATGTTATAGTCTCCTTCATTATGCAACCAAGGTCTGTACAATGTACCTGTACCTTCAACATTAAGAGCAATTCCTCTATCTTCAAGATTAGTAAAGTAAGGCATCTTCTCATAACTATAGAATGAGCTGAACTGACCTAATGGCTCAGAGAATGCTAAACACTCATCTTTACTAATGAAGAATACATCACCATTAACCTTGTCATAGTAGGTAACAAATCCATCAAAGTCTATTGGGTTCCATATATCTATACTATCAGAGGCTCTGTTAATCCAAGAGTGGAAACCTAATCTATCAGATAGATTATCCAACTGACCATTAAATAAGAATATACCTTTTGTGATGTCATCTATAAAGTAAATACCATTAGATGTTTTACACATGGACCATTTATTAGTACATCCTATTCTATCAGAGATATATCTCTTACCATTAACCTTTCCACTGTTTGCAATCTCAATAGGGACTCCATCAGTAGAAGAAATCTGCATATTCTCATTGTACAGGATTTGGCTGATACCTCTATCTTGGAAAGCAAGTATATTGTTGTTAAACCTTCTTAGTGCCCTTACATTTCCCTTATCCCCATCAAGGTCAAGAGTAGATGCAAGGGTAATGTTAGTCCAAGTATCAATTAGCTCTCCAGCAGTTTTAGTCTTAGTCCAAGTAATTGAATTATGGAAGTTATCCAAGTTCAACTTATTTGGGTTAATTGTCCTGTAGTTGAAGAAGTTATTAGGTTGAGAATATACATCATTCATCAGGTTAAAGTTCTCAGGAGTAATTGAGAAATTACTTGTCTGTCCTCTGTTCCTATCATACCTACCATCAATATTTACCCTTGTTTCACACATGAATGATACAATATCAGTTACTGCATTCTGGTCTTCAAGAGTGAAAGGGTAAGTCTTGATATGGTCATATCTTTGGAAATAGGTATCACCTTCTTCCCATCTGAGAGTAACACTGCTCTTAACTCCATTGTTAGCATCTACAAGAGAGATTGGGTCTCCACAAGGCAGCCATACATTATTCTCAAAGGCTTCTTCTGTCTGACCACCAAACCTATTCTGTACATTATCATTATATAACTCTCCTAACCATAGCCATCCATGTTGAATACTTGATACAGCAGATATAGGACCTCTTGGAGCACCAGTAATAATAGTATCTTGTGATACACTCTTGGTACTTCCTGACTTATCCCAATACATGTGTTGCCCACTTGGAGCACCTGAGTTCTGTGCATTTACAAACCAAGTATCATCATAATCACCATCTTTGATGTTAGGCAATATCCTCTGAGCACCTGATGTAGTATAATTTAGAGCTAATACAGCATGAGGAGTAGACTTATACTTGATTCTAACAGGGTCAGTACCTGTGATTTGGTCAGTAAACCTACTATCTACCTGCATATAACCACCACTAAATAGTGGGTGTGCATTAGTCTCTGCACTTTGAACTCCAGTAGTCATAATAGGATAACCATCCTTCTTATCACCAATTCTTGAGATAGTGAGAAGTTTGTCTACATTGCCATAGTAGTTAATATCTGTAAGACCTGAGTTCTCCTGTGCAGGCAATCTAACAAGTGATACTTCATTAGAATCAAATACTGCAACTCCTGATATACCAGTCCTTGTACCATTACCACTAACATAAGCATTCCATATATTACCTGAATCCAAGTAGACTGACTTATATGAATATCTCATATTAGACATCTTCTTCTTGTCAAGCATAGCTGACCTATATCCATCAGTAGCAAACTTAGTATTATTAAGTGAGCCATTTCTATGCCAAGGATATACAACAAATCCAGTAGTATAATGGTGAGTATTACCTGTATCCTTCTTGTATGCAGTCAATTCATCAAACCAGAATGCTCCAGAGATTAGTCCTCTCCATCCAAAGTGAGAATCACCAAGATGTGACCCAAGTCCTTCATAGCTAAAATCATTCTCTACACCTATAGGCTCCTTGTAGAACCCAGCAGGTAGCTCTGAGCTATCATAGAAGTTATTAACAGGAGTAGAAGTTTGAATGTCAATATCTGAAGCAAATGCAGTCAAGGGAACCATACCCACTATTCTTAGCTTCAATCCTGATGTATCAATACTTCTCACTTCATTATCAAACTCAATGTCAGGTGAGTGGAAAGTTAATATTGATTGGTCAATATAGTAATTCTCTGCATTGTTAGACACCCAACTTGCAACATCTGAATCAGTTGCAGTATCATCAACATAAGGACCAGAAGGAGGATTCCAAATACATTGGATTTCTGCATTCCTGTTATTATTACTTGGGATAGGTCTATTATGTCTAAACTCTGCCCAAGCTCCTTTATTGACTATATCAATATTGTATTGTGTCTCTCCTGAGGTAACTATAGTCCTGTTATTAGACATGATACCTGCTCTTGAATATGCAGATGGGTCTCCTAAGAATCTTCCTAATCCTACCCAGTCTCCACCCCAAGCACCTTCACTACTCTGAGTATAATGGAAAGCCTTATACTCATCAAATGGTGCATTAGGTCTTGTAAACCAAGATGACTGTGCAAATGGAGAGTTACCAAATCTATCAGATATGTTATATACAGTAGGACACAGAATACCTTGACATACAGCCTCTCTATCATTGATAGTAGGATATACTACAACAGGTCTTATCCTAATATATCCATTATCAAGAAATCTATTAATAATGGTAGCATCATTTAGTGTAAACTCAGCTACTGGCAATCCTATTTTGCTATCATTATAGAAAGTAGTATCTATATGTGTAGTGTTTCTGACATCATTAATCCATATAGGTTCTGACCACTTGCCTGTATAGTGTTGAGCTTGAATACCAAATCTGTAATACTCAAGGTACTTAAATGTCTTGAACTGATAAGAGTTCATTTTGAGCTGGTTACTGTAGGGATAGTAGCCTTTAGCTTCTGGAGAACTTATACTCTTATTATAAGTAGAGAAGGTAATATTCTTACCTTTGAAGTAGTTCCTGATAGTAGAGTCAAGAATCTTTCTCTTTGTTTCAATATCTCCAAGGAATAGAGTGTTATCCTTTTGAGCCATTGTACCAAATACTACTTCCTCACCTCCTATATATAACAACTCAGTAGGGTCTACTGAATCTCCTGATGAGCCATTATCAGTGTAAGTAACTTTAGCAATACTAAGAGTACCAGTCATATTACTACTATTAGCCAATTGCATACTTGCCCTATTACCATTAGTAATAGTAATAATAAATGATGTACCTGTACCCCAAGTCAGATAGTCACCACCAAAGTTTATGCCATAATACTCATTAGTATCAAAAGTCCAAGACTTATAGTTTGACCCTGAGTAAGAAGGCTCATATTGGTCAAGTGTCTTTTCAGCACCACTACCTATCCTATACATAGTCATCTTATTAGCTGGGAGATTAATCTCATAGCTACTAAGCTTATAATTTGACCTTCCTGTAGGAGGAGCCAAATCTACAACTCTTCTAACATCTGGAGTTGCATTTATACTTGTCCTATGTATTGAGTATATTCTGATATAGTCAAACCTCCTGTCTACATTAACTACTTCTATATTGAAACTGTTACTTACCTTATCTTCAGGACTTGCACCTCTATTATTATATGAGATATAGTAGAGTGGAGAAGTATAGAAGATATTACTCTCCTGACCATACTTATTGAAGTAAGTAAAAGCATACTGTATAACCCCAGGGGCAAAGCTACCATTGGCTACAATATTTCTCTCAATGGTTACTTCCTCATTAAGATTAAGTGTTCTCACAAAGTTGAATGAGTCAGTATTCCACTTGCTTACTACATCAGATGCAGCAGCTATATTAATTACTCTTGGCTGATTTAGACCATCAGTCCAGTACACCTTTCTAATATCAGTGTTCTCATAGAAAGAAATAGTTTCTATAGGATGCTTGTAATTAAATCCTAAGTCTCCTCTAAACAGTCTCTTTCCAGTTAATGCACCATTGTTGAACCATAGCTTATAGATTCTATCATCCAACATAGAATCTACATCTATATTTAACTTATATGGGCAATCTATAAATGTAATATCCCCAATAGAACTTAGGTCAGGAGTAATATCATTTGCAGTATCTTCCCCAGCAGTAAGGTTAGTAATGAGAATATCACAAGGGAATATGTCAGGTGCCTCGAATATGTTAGGAGTTATATCTGCTAATCTATAATCATCATCTCCAGCAGCAAAGATAATAAGTTCATTATTAACTAAAGCTTGACCAATAGGAATACCCTTAATGTGGTCTCCTACACCTGCTATACTTGATTTCTTATTACCTTTCTCATTTATCAAACTAAGCAGAGTGCTCTCATCAGTTGGCATCACCCTAACATTCTTATTTTCATAAGAATATTCGGAGTTAAATGCAGAAGCTGATAAGTCCCTCTGCATTCCTTTTGTTTTGAAAGTTGCGAATTTTATCATATGCCTACTCCTTTCTCCTTATTACACCACTTCCATATGAACCCTCCAGACTGTCTTACATTAATATAGGTGTCCCTATTTCTACAGTAGTATCCTCCATTACAGCAATTTCTAATTGCTTTTGCGGATACCCCTACTACATTAGAAGCTTCTGTAACAGATTCATATCTTTGAATAAATTCCCCATCTATAGAGAATTGTAGCACTGAAGTACTTCTTTTTCTTATTTGTTCTATGCTTCTCCTTATACCTTTAGTAGTTCTTTTATTCAGATACTTTTCAGGATTATTTCTCCAAGCCTCCTTCATCCTATATGCCCCCATCTTAATTCTGGCTTCCTACTTGTTATTCCAATATATACCTTATTTGATGGTGATATATGTCTATAAACACACCAAGTATCCTGCATAGTTATTGTAATTTAATGTATTCCTTATTACCAAGAGATGAGAATCCATTATTAAACTCACTTGTCCTTTGTATGAGTGTATTCCACATTCTTGATATACTCTCCATCTCAGACTGTGATGGAATAGTAAATTCACTCTGCAATTGCCCAGCTAACCAAGCATATTGTTGCTGAGCATTCTGTAATACAGCAGGGGCAATCTTACCCATATCAAATAGAATAGTAAATGCTTCTCTCTTGATATATGCTTCAAGAGCCTTCAGGAATACAGGGTTATCAATAAGTAGTGGAAATCCATCCTTATCTACTGGGATTGCCTTATAGGACACTGATACATCTCCTGTCTTGAAGGATACATATAATACTTGTCCTTGTGTCTTGAATGTCAGTTCCTGAGGAACTTTGTACCCTACATTCTTGTCATAGTGTTCTCTTGGCATGAAATTATCTGTCATGTATCTTAGGCATACACCTGACTTACACTCCTTAATCTGATTGATAGATATAAGGTCACAGGGTAACTTGGCTCTGAACTCTTCTATATGTACTATCTCCTCCTTATCTTGGTACAACTTTGGCATTCCAAATATACCAATAAAGTCAAGGGTGTATTGTACTGCTGACTCAAGGGTTACATCTTGAAGTAATGGATGCCTCATTACTCTACTTAGAGCTTCTCTTATGTTTATATAGTTATATTCCTTTACCATAATTATATCTTGAAAGCATCTAACTTTCCCTCTTTTATTCTTTGTTTTATACTCTTTTTCAGTTCTCTATTGACCTTAAACTCATAGAAAACCATATTCTGATAGTCTGCTAACTGCTTATTATAGTAGACCTTGTAGATTTCTTTTTCCTCCACTTTAACAAGTGTTCTTTCCTTATAGGCTTCCTCATCTTCATACCATAATTTAAGAGTTTTATCCCAGTCTATAGGTAGGTTAGTCTTGACTTTCTCACCATCAAAACTAACTCTCACATCATATTTCCTTAGCTCTATTCTACCCATTCTATGTGGTAACTTAATATCATTACCATGAAGGAAACTATCAGCTAAGTAGTCATTGACTTTCCTTATAATACTATAGAACTCATGTTCTGTAAGACATCTTCCTATATTGAGCCAGCCATTCTTTCTTATCCACTTATAGGCATCATATACACCATAGGAACCTCTAACTTTATGAACTCTTGGCTCATTCACTTTTTTAATGGAGTTTAGGAAATCAACCAATCCTTTATCCTTCTCTTCTTGACAAGACTCCATAACTCACTATTTGGTTGCTACTTCTGACAACTCATCCTTTGCATCGTTGGATTCATCCTTAGGTCTGTACTCAGCACCTAATAACTCCTTGACTACAAGTTCAATCATGGGGGGTATAAGAGCATCCTCAATAGGGAAAGTCTTATCTAATACATCACATACTGTATCACCATTCTCATCAGGACACTGCAATTCTGATGCAGCCTGTGGGTCTTCAAATATACCTGTCATTCTTGCCTTTTCAAGATACAAGTACTGTGGATTGAAAGACTTAAAGTACAGGTAATTATCTGGACCAATAGAAGCATAGATGATATTTTTCAGATACTTATTATATCCCACATATCTCATCCTTTCTCTACTTACATAGGTAATCTCTCCCTGATAGTAATCAACTGGATACACCATAGGATTGCCTATCTTCATTAGGAAAGGAATCTTTTCCTTGCTTCTTAGATAAGAACCACCTTCACAAGGCTCACCTGATATAGCAGGTACCTCAATTAAATCCAAGCATATAGTCTGATAGTTACTCTCAGGTATCTGCTTCTTTACATCTGAATATCTCTGTTTCAGTAAGAATGTCCTATACTTACCAAATAGAAACATAACATGCTCCTCTGTATATAGGGCATCATCTGAGTACAGTTTCAATTCATCAAGTACCATGTAGGTTAATTCTTTGTATGTGCTCATTTGAACTTGAATATAAAATTTTTACATTGTTTACTAATCCCATTACAACATCTTGATATGTTGGATAATCCAACTTTAGTACATCTTGATGCTTCACTCAAACCAGAATATTCAGCAATAAAGTTACCTTCTAAGTCATACTGCAACACTGGCTTATGTTTGTAATTCATACCAACTGTAGTATGATGCTTATTAAGATGGGGCAATTCACAGTAAGAGTTATTATCCTTGTAATGTCTTAACCCTTTCTTATTTTTAACCTTTAAGTGGACACCATTACCCTTCGTACTGTTATACCCATTATAATATGAATCATACTTCTCTATGTAGAAGGTTTCCAATTTATCCAAATCTGCCTTAGCAGTTTCCTTATCTGCATAAGTATTCTTCACTAATCTTTCATAAGTGAAATTCTCTGGACCAAACTTAGCCCTTGCACTATCAAATTTCTCTCCACCATAGTTTCTATTCAAAAAGAAAGAACCCCGATGAGAACACTCATCTATAGTTTGACCTATATAGACTGTCCCATCGGGGCTGGTGTATTTGTATATAACTCCTGTTATCATTACAGCCTATATTGTATTATGCTGCAAAGATAAGCAAATAATATCAGTTACACAAGGATTTTACTATTTTTATGTCAGAAGTATTAATGTAATAATTATACTGACTTGCCACTACAAGATATTGAAGTGTTTGCTATATACTTTGGATAAGGAATCAAGCAGGTAGAACCATAGAGGCAATATAGTGCATTATCTATGACTCTATACTCATCCTCTGTTATGAAAGTACTACAATCACTCCCAAGCAAATCATAGATGAATATCAGCACTAATAACTTATCTACTTCTGAGTAACTCATATACCCTAACTTTGATAGGACATTAAAGTACCTACTGAGTGATTCATATAATACATTATCCATAGCATCCACATTTACTTGTTACAGTTACATCTTTTATTCCCTGAAGGAATCTTTTCCAATATTTTATTGCCTCAGTATAGTGACCTGTCTTTACTGCAAGCTGGAATGCTTTGTATTGTAGTATAAAGTTGATAAAGTTCTTCGGGGTGACACAAGTATCACTCAGTTCTTTTATGTAGCCAAAGGCTTGCTGATACAGAGGATAAAGGTTAGTTACCACTCCAAGTGTTGTCACATTGTCCATTCCACAAGGAGTATTTGCAGCAGGAGTGCCTTTAGTCTTGACATACACAAAGAACAGATTGTCATTAAGAGTAGGTAAAAGGTCTCCTATTCCCAGCTCTAATCTGACTGACTTTACATTTCCCTCAATAGTCTTTGAATATACTACTTCAGTACTTGGACCAGTTTCTATGAAGGTATCTTGAGTATCAATGAGTACTTCATCAAGATATACATCTGCATAATACTCTAAGTCCTTGACAGATATATCTATGATTAACTTTGACCCATCAGGTATTATCTTTAGCTCATTAAATTGTACCATAGTGTATAGTTTATATAAAAAGAAAGGGAGACTTATTAGGTCTCCCTTTTATAGCTTTACCTTAGCTTGAAGAAACATCAAGAGTAGCTATAGTTAAACCTGTAGCAGTATTAATTGCAGAGATAATACTATTAGCAAGTTTGTTACTTGCTTGATTATTAGCTCCTACCTTTGGTACTACAAGAGTAATTGTCTTTTCAGACTTTTGTACACTCTCATTGCTACCTACATAAGCATAGTGGATGTCAATCACATTATACTTAACAGATGGGTCTACAAGATAAGTAGTAGGAATATTGTGAGGGAATCCAACTCCCCTGTAAATATCACCTCTCTCACCCATGCAGAAGTACTCAAGGTCAGCAATCTTCTTACCATTATCAATGGTGCCAGTAGGGTTAGTCTCCTTTACAGTACCCCAAATTCTCTCATCACCATTTACAGTGATTGTAGTAGGCTGTACTGTGAAGTACACAGGAACTTGCTCCATAATACCCAGTCTCCAAGGCTGCTCAACCTCAGCAATTACAAGTGCAGTGTAATTCTTAGTCAGAGACTCTTCCTTTGTAGTAGCATCTACAGGAACTGCCCTATCATCAGAGCTTGTTAGAGCAAACTTAACAAGGGGAACTACCTCTCTACTGAAGTTCTTAGCCAGTGATAGAGCCAGCTTCTTATAGAAGTCTGATGCTGACATGCCTGTATAAGCATGAACCATACCATACTTGTAATACTGGTCCTCATCTGACATACCTACATACTGTCTGAATGCAATTCTCAGTATGTAATCTTGTCCAGCTACAGGAGTACCACCATTAACATTTCTGTCAAGAGTTACTGTAACTGCCTTTAGCTTCTGTGCCATGTCATCAGCATCAATAGCCTTAGCATAAAGGATATTCTTGATGTCAATCAGGTCACTCCTCATCAAGTTATCAGCACCCTTGTACTCAAAGTACAGATGGTTCTTTGCAGTATCACTCTTTACTGCAATTGAGCCAGCAGCACCCCCTGCTAATACAGGGGAAGTATTTAGTGCTTTTGCCACATAAAGCTGTCTTACTTGATTTGTACTAAATGTTGCCATTTTAATTTAATATTAAATTATACAATAGTTTTACTCTTTTCCTGCATTTGGAACCTTACTCCTAATGGCAAGTTTCACTGCCCTTTCAAGTATAGCTCTATGTATTACAGGGTTCAATTCACATTCTGTTTTATCACTTACACCATTAATTGATAAGTTATCTGGTAACTTGCTCAATATAATAGGTCTTGGTCTGGCAAGGTATCTTACAAGATATGTATCTATGTTATACTTGGACACTATCTCTACTACCTTTTCACTCAAGTCAAGTCTTACAGCCCTTCTCTCATTAGGACCTCTAAAAGGATTTTTCTTTATCCTATGATACTCATCTTGAGTTACAGGTATAACTGAGATACCTTCACCATCCATACATCCCAACTCATCATCTTTCAAGTTCACTGCTTCATAGGTTATAAACCATAAATCCTCAGGTAACTTAAAGAAGACCGACTTGTTGGATAAACCTGTATATCCCTCCTCTTTAGTAGAGGTTGTGTAAGTTCTTATAAGGTCACTCAAGTATCTTCTGATTTCCTCAGTCTTTTCAAATGAGTCCCTAAAAGGATTCTTACCATTATACAGGTCTATCACTATCTCTTCTTGAGCATTAGTGAGAAATACTGATTTCTCATATTCATCAACCTCAACAGTATTAGGGGTCTTCCCGAAGACCTCCACATTAGAATAACTGTTTAGTAAGGTGTCAAACTCATTAGAAAATTCTTCAGTTGTCATTATTCACTTCTTTGACCCATTTGTACTTGACTATTAACATCACCTACATAAGCAGCTTTTGCAAGCTCAACTGCCCTTTGTAGTATCTCAGGGTGTAGTATGGAATCAAGTTCACAAGTCTGTGCCCTACTTTGACCATCTAAGGTTACTCCTTCAAGGTCAGATAGTATAATAGCCCTTGGCTTCTTAATATATCTTATGTTGTAAGAGGTCAGTGTATCATTTGGTCCTGTTATAATCTCAGCACTGTTATCAGTAGTACTGTTATTTAACAATCTCCATGCTTGCCACTTTAGTGGTCTTTTATAAGGCTTGGACATTAATCTTGAGTATTCCTTGTACTCTATAGGAACAATAGTAAGTCTAACTGATTCCTGTACACTTTCAGGGTCTCCAGTACTCTTTGCTCTTGTTACAAGAGCATACTCATTGAGTATCATAATGATGTCCTTAGGGAGGATAACAGTCTTACCTCTGGTGTCAAAGATGCCAGCAGTGAATCCTGTTGTAATGGCAGTACTTCTCATAATCATAGAGAAGTCAATCTGCCTCTTCTCATTACCATCAAATCCTTCATTGTATTTATTACCCTTGGGATTGAAGTAATTCTTGACTATTTCATCTTGAGCCTTAGTTAGGAACACAGACTTTTCATACTCATCAAGACCCGGAGCTTGATTGCTCATTATGTTATTGTAAAGTACATCAAATTCATTTGAAAACTCTTGATTAGTCATAGCTTTTTTTTTGTTACTTCAGCTTAGCTTCCAAAGCAAACTTGACTTCCTGATGCTTAGGAGAGTTCAGATACTTGGCTGCTATATTCATTGTAGGCTCCTCATTAGCCTCACACAATGGAGTATTGTCTGCTCTTAGATACAGATAATTGCCTCTATTGGAGATTAGACCTGCTTCTATGCCCTTCTTAATAAGAACCTTAGTAGAGAGCATTGGGTCAGTGATTACCTTCAAGAATATCTTGCTATCTGTCTGGATAAGCTCATTAGCCTTAGTCTGCAAGAACTCAAGCTTAGAAGACTGTGATGTAGGTCTGCCACTGATAGTCTCAATGATAACTCTCATTGTGTCTATATCATTCTCAATCTTACCAAACTCCTTATAGCACATCATAGTTGCACTCATATTGCTCTTAGCAAGCTTGGTCTCTTCACCCTCAGAGATAATAACAAATTGATATGTAGCCTTAGGTGTATCTTGCAGTGCCTGCATTGAGGGAGCAATATAATCCTTGTTAGCTAACAATATCTTATATCTTATGTAATCTTCAGGGTCAGTCAAGTTAAAGTAGTTATCCTGCTTTGTCAGTCTGACCTTGTTAATTCCATTCTCATTACTATCATCCCAAAAGTTATCTACTTTCTTATAAATGCTTAGGGCATTATATTCAAGTCCCATTACTTCTTCAAGGAAAGACTTTTCCTTGTCTGTAAGGACATTGACAAACATACCTGAGGATAATCTTGGTACTACAAAAGTTCTAACTGCACCCTCTGCCATACCTCCTGCAAGAATGTGTCTTGGGTTATTACCCCACATACCTGTCATTTTAGGTACATGCCTTACAATAATTCTCTCATTTCTGAGACAGCTAACTGGAGCATCTTCATCTACTGTCTCAACTTCCTTCTTTTGAGTCTTTCTTGGTTTCTGTGGTGTTTCTGCCTTAGGTACTTCTACCAATGGAGTCTCCATATCACCTAACTCAAACTCTTCCATTTCTTTTGACATATCTTCTCCTTAAATGTTGTTAGAATAAAAATGGGGAGTAGGAGCTTTACCCTACTCCCCTTATCATTAGCCCTGTAGAATTGCAGGGATTAGTGACATTGTTCTTGTTGAGTCAAGAACACAGATACCAAGAGTAGCCATTCTGTGAATGATAGCACTATCCTCATCAAATGACATATTTGGATTACCCTTTTGACCTGTGAATGGGTTTCTTAGACCCCATTGATAACCCCTATACTCATTGTCACCCTTAATCTTACACTTGAAGATATTAGGTTGGTCCATAGTACCAATGTACATAATATCATATCTGTAAGAGAAGGCAACACCACCATTTGGGTGAAGTATCTTGTTTCTTACTGGGTCATCATAGAATGGGTCTACATCAATCTTAACTCTTACACCATTAGGTGCCTTGTACTCTACAAATTGGAAACCAGCACTTAGTGAGTTTTGGTGTAGCTTAGATTGAGTCTTCTGGATAACACCAATAGAGCTGTTATCAAGAACAAACTGAGTCCAACCAGATACAGTCTTCAGTACTTCCTTGTGGAATTGGATAGCACCTCTTTCACCAGTCTTGATTAAGAAGTATCTGTCTCCAAAGTCTAACTTAGAAGCACTTAGCTCATACAGAGCATCCTCAAGCAGCTTCAGTGAGAATGTGTTGTAATACATAATATTAGCAACTTCCATTTGCTCAAACAGACCTGCACCAGTCTTAATCACATTACCAGACTTACCAAAGTTCATGTACTCACCATTGGCATTTCTATTGCTTCTACCAAATGCAAGAGCATTGTTCTTGTACTCAGAGAATTGGCACTCAACCTCCCAGTCTACATTGTGCATCCACATTGTAGCAATTGACTTAGTATATCTACCCTCAGTCTCCTTAACAATAGGAATACCTACAGCCAGCTTCTTGTTCAGCATAGAGCCTGGAACCTTGTGTTGGATTCTTACTACAGACCACTCATTTCTCATAGAAACAGGGCTTGTAAATCTTACATCACCAACCTTTCTTGAAAGTTCCTTCTCAACAAATGCAGCCTCAACTGAGAATCTCTCACCTGCAAGCAGTCTCTCAGCAGGTACACCAACAGTGTTACCACCAGCAAGCTCTACCTTATATACTGCATTAGTACCCTCCATTCTTGGGTCTCCAAGGATTCTGAACTGATAGATTTCATTGAGATTACCTACAATATACTCACCATCAGCAAACCAATCTTCGGGGAATACAAGATAGAAAGGAACAGTACCTACACCTACCATACCAGTAGTAGAAGTAACTACAGTACCATTCTCATTTCTTGCTTCTACCAGAGGAATATTTCTTCTTGAAGAACCAATAACATCCCAGTAGTACTCATTGTCATCCTCAAATTCTCTTGTTGGGAATTGATTAAGGAATGTGTCAAGTGTCTTTCCTCTGTAATAAGCTAACAGTTGCACCATCAGGTTAGTAGCCTTTTGTGGAGCTAACTGAAAGATAGAACCAAGGTGGTTTTCCTTAGTAAGACCCTTCCAATGTGAAAAGCCTACCATCTGAAATTTACCTAACTTTCCAGCCATTTTGATTTAATTTATCAGTTATTTTAATCTTATACCACAGGCTTAGACATCAAGTTTCCAACCCCTCTCAACAAATGACTCAGGGTCCTCATCAACTCCACTTACATATTTCAGATTACCATCTGAGGCTCTTGCAGTATTGTTGAGAGTATTCTCAAGCTCTCTAAGACCTTTCTTTACTTCTTTCTTTACTTTACCTTTCACCAAACCATCAAGGTTCTTAAAGCCATCAGTTAGTGTGAAAAGTAACCCAATGTTCTTTAGGAAGTCAGTTCTATGCTCCATTTCATATTTCTGAATGGCAGTATAGTACTCCCCTGTCTCTGGGTCTTTGTAGACAGGCTTTGCTATATTATCATATATCTTCTGCCTTGTTGATTTATCAACAGATAAATCCCCAAATACATCCTTGTCATTAAGGATTGAAGATTTGAGCTTTTCAGCCTGTTCCTTTCTTTCATTCTCTTCCTGTTCTGCTTCTGACTTTGCATCATTGATAAGTTCATCATACTTATCCTTGAAGAAGTCTCTATTGCTTTTCAAAGCCTCTTTAGCATCATCAATGTCAGTTCCAGCATTGAAGGACTTCTGAACTTCTCTTGCAGCCCTTTCCTTACTATAACCTCTATTGATAAAATCTTGATAGATTAGGTTCTTTCTAAGTTTCTCACCCTCATCACCCTCATCAGAGATATTCTCCTCCTTAATGGAGTCAAGATAATTGATAGTATTCTCATACTTCTTTATCTCTGTAGGTTCAACTCCAGCACTAAGAGCCTCATCAATTCTTTTCTGTCTCTCATCAAGACCAGCTTTGATTTGTTGCTCAATTAAATCTCTGAAATCCTCAGGTTCTTTAACTTTAGAAAGTCCTTCATCATCAAGGTCTGGGAAGATACCTTCCTCTTTCAAGGCTTTGGCAATGGAAGAGTAGAAGTTTTTGGGAGAAGTGCCACTACCTTTTGGAGTGGTATCTTCCTTTTCCTCTGTATTTTCTTTTCCACTACCTACGCTCTCTGGTGTGTCAGTAAATAAGTTATCTACATCAACAACCTCAGTAGTTTCTTCTTTATCCTTATCTTTATTGCCCTTATCATTAGGGTCTGTCTCCTCATTACTCTCAGGAGGAGTCTCCTGTGATTCATTGTCATCTACAAACAGATTCTCTATTTCCTCTGCTCCTAAGATGTTGTCTAAGCTTAACTCTTCTTCCATATTCTTCTACTTCTTAGTGTTCTTAAAACAGTGCAAAGGTAAGTAAAGTTTTGCACACCTACAAGATAGTAAATAAATCACTTATTATTAGTATATAAAAATACTTTAGATATGGGCAAAAAGAAAGGGTGAAGTATCAACTCCACCCTAACATATTAGTACTCTCTGAAGTACTCCATTAGCTTATTTTCAGACTTGGCATCTGCATCCTTAAACCAGAATACTATAGCAGACTCAACCACCTTTTGCTCAATATCATTACCAAACCAGTTCTTAAACAGTTCTGCATAGTCATGGTATTGAGAGTTGATAGCTACATATACATCAGCAGATGTTACAGATGATGGGAGTATCCCCCTATATCTTTCACAAATCTCCTTTGCTTTGTGCATATCAAACTTCTCACCAGTGTACTGGTAATTTACCTTCTCTTACATAATTATCAAATGTTGCTCTACTAATGTTCAAATACTCACAAGCTGCATACTTGCTTAATCTCTTCTCTTTATCAGTGAACCTCTTCAAACTGTCCACTATCTCAATAGCTTCTCCCTCAGTTATATTTGAATTACCTGCATCTATGTCATCTACTATCTTCAGTAACAGGCTTCTTATGACTCTTAATATATAAGTATAATATTATGAACAGTGAAACACCTGTGATAGCTCCATGCACCATTAACAACTCCAAGTCTCCTATAGGTATTCCAATGTAGTAGTCAGTTATATTTATGACATCTACAACCAGTATGTAGTATAGGAACATCTTGTGATATGCACAAAATCTGAATACAGTAGCTGCCACATACATAAATATCCAAGGCAACAAAGACATTCCTGCAATATTACTCAATGCAGGAATGTCTATATAGAAATAGGAGAGCACAGTATTAGCTATATAGAATAATGTTATTAGCATAGGAATATACTTCAACATTACTACTAACAGCTTATACAAAGACTTACTTTTTAATCTTTCCTCCACAACTATACCTTGTTCTTTTAATGCCTGCCTTTGGAGACATTGGCTTTGGTCTTCTCTTTGCCATAGTTATAATATTTTAATGGTTATTTTCTCACCTTTATCATGCTTGTCTTTAAGGAGTTTATACAGCTCCTTGAATGTAGCTTGGCTATTTATTACCTGACCTTTAACTTTGTTTTGTCCTACTAATAGGCACCCATCAGTATCTTTGTCAGTATTGCCAGCATGGATAAGTATGCCTTCAAACCCCTTTACATTAAGTAGTCTTGGTAGCTTACCATCACATATTTGCTTATAGAATGTCTTAGTACAAAACCTTGGAGAAATTACATCTAATGTAATCTCGTAAGTACCTTTAGGGATGGCAGTAATTGAAGGCTTCTTCAATTCCTTAATCTTAGATAAGGACATTGAATCATCCAACCCTCTGTCAGCATCCTCAAGTACATTGCAGAACCATTTGCCATCAATAGTAAGATTACTGATTGTGTAATTCTGCTTCTTCCACTTTCTGTCTACTATTAGTTCCATTTTGTTCATTAAATAGGTTTAAGTTTCTTTTCCTCAGTTGGCAGGTAAGGTCTGTACAGATGGAACTCATCAAGTTGAACATTTGCTTTCTTAATTCCCTCACCTCCTGCTCTAACTCTGCATTTCTCTTTAGCACCTCTTCCAATCTCTCTCTATTATCAGTAGAGAGCTTCTCATAAAAGTCTAATGATTCTTTCATGTTGTTTATAAGGTTGCTATCAACTTCACTATCATACTTCTTTCTTGCAAAGAACCATGATGTCCAGCCACTGACTATTGTGGTAATAAGCCCTATACCTCCAGTGATTAGTATTCCTAAGTCAATCATAATTATTCTACAATTTCAATGAATCTTTGTTGTTTATTCTCTATGTAAGGGTTCTTTTCCACAACATTCACTTCTACTACTTTATGCTTCTTTTGAAATAATCTAAGTAACCAACATTTCTTCGGTGGATTTATAGTTTCCTTCTTATAATCTACCACTACATACTTCTCACTAATAAATGTGGGAGCAGTAGTAATAGTACTTGGATATTTAAGTCCAAGTCTCATTTGATACCACTTATCTCCTATCAGTGTATCTATATTTAATGTAGGTTCTCTGAACAGAGTATCTCTAAATACTATTGTATCTTTCTTTGTAGCCTCAGATAAAAGATATTGCATCTGTTTCAAATTATCATCCTTTATCTTTAACTCCTTCCTGACCTCATTCATCTTTTCTAAGATAGAATCATTGTAATAGTTGAGCTGTTCTGTGGTAAACTTAAATACTCTATTCTCATCTCTTAGTGAAGAGTTTTCAGCAATAAATGCCTTTTCATTAGATATTGATACAGATAACTCTTCTTGCAATCTTTGGTTCTTAGTATATAAAATATAAGAGCCAATAGATAAAGAAACTATTAATGCAACTATAATTATGTTTATATACTTACTTACCATAACTTATGATTTTATGGGCACAAATATATAAAAAATAAATGACTTATACAACAATATAAGTCATTTATTAAGTATATTAAACTCAATTTATTTTACTCACGACATTTATTTCGTGAGCAAAATGTTTAAATGTTAAGTTTACCAGCCTATTCTACAAATATTTAATCAATGTATATTTAATCAATAATAAAAACAGACCTTAACCAACAAGCTAATAAGGTAGCGATCCTATTATTAGCATTTCCACTCTTATCTGATACTGGATGAAGCCTGTCTTTCATGTACATTTCTCTCGGTTTTAATAAACATGTAGTAACATCATCAATGGTTTTAATATCCCTTGCAGTAGTATTTGCTGGAAGTTTTTCTAATACATTTGTTGTAAAAAGCTGTGTATTTGAATTATACGTCCCATTGTTGATGCCAAAATCATACTGAATGATACAACTTTGATTCGTTGTATAAGTACCATTGCCATTATCTGTAAAGATGAACCCTTCATTGTGCCATACTCCATCTGTATAACCCCAATACCCACTAGTTCTAACTTGTTCACTCGTCGACATTTGAGTTAGCTTGTAAAGTTCCATAAACGGAATACCCCAATGCTCTGCAAATTGTTGCTGAGCTTTATAAAAATTAGCTGAGTAATCAACATTCCCTTGATAATGTGATATTTGACAGACATTCTGATGAGGATTATATTTTCTTATTATATCCATAAGAAAGTTCATTGCCCCCCAATAATTATCTTTATCTCTATTAGCAATGTCATATGTATTCCATCTAGGGTCACCGTCAGGATTTAAATCATTATGTCCATGGTCAAATACAATCAAATCAACAGGTGTATAATCCTCTCTACTACTATCAATATATTTAAGCAATTTTTCTTCATAGCTATATCCCATTATAACCGCATCTGTATAAGTTTCTCTATTTAATTTTCCTCTCGTAATTTTTTCGAAATGCGCAAGATTGTTAATGAGATATTGTTTCTCAACCTTAGATGCAGACATAGATTTAGCTAATGCAGCAATAGTATTTGATATTGGATTGAAAGCACTTGTATCAGTACCACTGCATCCCCATTTGTCGATTTCATCACCTTCTGCTATACAATTCTTACCCCAACCAAGTCTAACAAGACTTTCTCCAACGGCTTCATTGTAGACAGTACATCCTAATAAGGCACCTACTATCAAAGGGTAACCACCTGCTGGAATAGATGTTCCAAACCAAACAATTTTATAATCTTTAGTAACTGGTACATCTTCTTTATTCCACAAAGTATCAGACAAAAATGGGTCATTTGCATCTCTTGTTTTAATTTTGTATTCTCTTTGTCCCCATATAATAGCCTTATACTTATTATTTTCTTTATAGAGTGCTAGTATACTTGTATCTACTATCATGTATAGAGTACCATATTCTGTGTCTTTATATACAATATGATATCTATCCTGTGTTGATGGTGTTCTATTGATATATTGCAACACATCAACTTTTACTGTTTGATCATGTACCCATATGTCATATCTTGTCGGCCCTTGAGTATCTGATGGTTTATCATGATATGCTGATAGGGCTATTAGATATATTTCATCATTTTCATGTCCATTTTTAGGCACCCATGCAGAAAATAATATTGCTTGATTTACTGCAATATCACAAGAGTTTAAAGTTAATTTTGAAAAATCAAACTTCTCATATAAAGATTGATAATGGTAATATTTAGCAAAATCATCTGTTTCAAATTTCTCGTTTAATACTCCTCTTAAACCATCTTTATAATACACAATTAGGTCATTATTAAAAGCGCTAGCTATTGCTTTATATGAATTGGTTGGAGCTGTAAATTCTGTTTTTATACTCCCTAAATTTTCCTTTTGCTCAACAGATATTAAAGTATTGTTTACATCATAATAAGCTATACCAGCACAATTAGCTCCATAATTCCCTTCATACGAAATAACATCACCTTCTTTAATAAGAAATTCTAGATAACTTGCTTTTTCATATGCAGTTAAAATTCCTCTCGTAGATATATACTTTCCTTTTACTAAATTTATCGAATTAAGTGGGTACAGTGATAGATTACTAGACAGATTAATCAACTTACCTATTTTCTCCTTAATGCTTCCTTTATACGTAATATTAAATGTATCTGTAAAAGAGCACGCCTTTAACAATACACCATTTTCGGGAATTTCTATATTTTCAGAAATATTTCCTAAATTTGCTTTTTCTTTTTTTACCAAAATAAAATTATTGTTATCATAGATAATATATCCAGCACATGCACCACCATAACTACCATAATAAGAGAATGTATCACCTTCTTCTACTGCGATTTCAGTATACAATCCTTTATTTGCTAATATTTGTCCATTCACATTAATCCATCCGACCTTAATATTTGCTTCTTTACCTACTATTAACGTAAGAGAATTATCTTTACTTTCTAGCTCGGAAAACTTGGTATCATTTATCTCTTTTAAACTGACATCTTTAGTATCAGTTCCAATCCAAGCACCGCTAGGATGGTCAGCAGTAAATTCCTTGAGATAACCACCTTTTATTACTATATCTCCTATAATATAGGATTTTTCTTCTGAAAATTCTTTATATTCAGAAACTCCTGTATTACTATTAAGAATGTTTATCTCGTTAGTAACTGCTTCTTGTGATATAGCCTTAGTTGAACTGTTTCCAAGTTCTTGTGCTAATACAGCTGATGTTATTTGTTCTATCCATTTAGTAGCATCAGTCCAATTAGATAAGGAGTCTCCAGTAAACATATAAGACTTCCATCCTTCAGATGTTAAAAATTTACCTTGAAATCCAAGTACTCTATCTTTTGATGGAACCTTAGCAATAGCTTGACTTAATGTTAATACTTCTGCTATATGGTCACTATTATAGTTAGTAGATATATTAACTATTCCCCTTCTATTTATAATGTTATCAAGTCTTTCATTATCTTCATCATAAACAGCCTTAATAGAAGTAACAGGATATACATCAGTAGTCTGTGTACCACCTACTAATTCATTTTCTAAAATCTTCTTTATTTTTCCCATTTTCTTTTTTTTATTGTGATATTACTATATCTGGAACATCTCCTACATACTGAAATACTAACTGACCCACAGATTCTATGGTAATATCTATCAAGATAGGAGTCCAGCCACCATTATTAAAAAAAAAATAGCTTGAAGTTCCCATCTGGTAATGGCTTTAACCATCCTACATTTGTATCTGTAGGCTCAGTACTACTAATCAATAAATTTCTTACTACTTTCATCTTTTTTTTTATGATTGTAATGCTCCTGAAGCTCTAAGTGCTGATAACAAAGCATTAACTTTAGTACATATTGCAGTAGCATCCTCAGTACCAGCTAAATCTGCAACTGCTGTTGCCATTAATACTCCACCTCTTGCTGAGGTAGAGGCATCAGGCAGTGAATATGCAGGTGGTATATCAGGCTTATTACTCAAATCATTATATGAACCACTTGTAGCTACAGTAGATAAAGTAGGGAAGTCAGTTATGTTTGACTTTGTGTGAGTATGCTTTGAAGGAGTGAAGGTTTCAGGCTTGTCTTCAATATCATTCCACTTTACAGTAGGAGCATCTTGACCCTTAATATCTTGCCATCCCTTTTCTCCATAGTATTTAAGTTTCCCACCATTAAGCCATAAGTCTTGAACACTTGGAGCTTCTATATCTTCTATAATATCTCTAAATCTTCTCATTTTTGAGTTGTTTTATTTGAAGTTTTATTTATTTGCTTTTCCTTCAATCTTGCATCAGTACTTGCCTTAGTCTTATCAAGCTCAAGCCTTTCCCTGTCAAGTTTTATTCTTTCATCAAATTCTCTTATTTGCTCCATTAGCTTGTCCTTAGCCTCTTGTGAGTATTCAGGTTCTATTATACCATCATCTTCACTATTCTTGCTATAAGCTTGCATTTGTGCAATAAGAATCTTTGTCTCATTATCTCTTTGGTTAAGAGCATCCTCCTGTTGCATCTTAGCCTGCTCCATTTGAGCCTTCTGTTCTATCTCCTGTTGCTGTACTTGCAACTGCTGTTGCTGTGCTTGAGCCTGTCTTTCTTGGATACTTCTTTCATCCTTTTCAACAAGTCTCTGCTTCTCAGCAAGTGAAGATGAACTGAATAACTTCATAATAGTTGAGAATGATAGAGTCTGGTTCTGCAATGCTGCCTGAGCTAAAGTATCAAGTTTTGAGTTTAATTCCTGAATGCCATTACTATTGTCCACTACAAGACCATAATCAGCTTCTGCAAATTCATCACCATCTATCTCCATAACTCTCATTGAATTATCTGACAAGATGTATTGGAATTTCTTGCTTCTTCCTCTTAGTGCTATCTTAGCTGTCTCCAAGAAGCACTCTAAGGCTCTCTTCTTGACATCCTCATGTACTACAAACAGCCATTCTGTAATGTGAGAGGATTGCATCATTGACCTTTCTACTCCACCTACAGTCTCTCTGTTACTTACTTGACCTTCTCTTTGCTTGGTAATACCAGCAACTTCTGCCATTTCAAGCTTGATAAACTCAAGGAGATTGATGTATTGCTGTATCTGATTACCATCATTGGCAGAGATAACTCCAGTAGAAGCATTGTTCAATGCACCAGCTATCTTTCCTGTAGCAGGTCCTTCCATAGCAGCATTGAAGCTATCCTCTACTGCAAGACCCATTGTCTTGGCATAATACAGCCATTTCTCTACATCCCATCCTTTTGGTTTCTTAGCAAAGTCAAGTCTAACCAAAGAACCCCAATTCCTTGCAATTAGCTTATTAAGTCTGTCATGGATTACATCATACATATAATTGTATGGTTTCATCATGTCTACTAAGCTGAAGGGTCTATTATCATTCAAGTTATAGATAGAACCTACAATACCAAAGTGGCATCTTGAAGGATTACTCAGCCTGTTATATTGGACAACTCTTGGTCTCATATTGACATATATGTCAGTACCAATCTTTGTTCCTTCCCAAGCTTCATTGATGTAGAATATCTGCTCCTCTTCACCAGCATCCTTATTTATAATATAGGTCTCTGGGTAGAAGTTATAAGTCTCTTCACCTGTCTCAGGGTCATAAGATTTAACCTTCTTGATTCTTCTTCTTGACTTCCAATATACTCTGAGTACTCTCAAGTTTCCTGCAACATCATAAGGAAGAAGTGAGTTATTAACTCCATCATATCCTCCTAATGGGTCCCAGAAGAATCCCTCAGTACTCATTTCATCACCTATCATGTGGTTATTAACAAAGCCATACCTCTCATCTATGTTATCCATAGAGTCAGTTGCAGCTTGTCCCACATGGTCAGGCATCTTCTCTATATATTCTAAGTCTTTCTTTGTCAATACATCATAGAAGGTATCTATCACTCTGCCTGGACTCCAATAGTCTTCATAGACTATCATGTCTGCATCCTCAATCCTATTGCTATATCCAGACTTGAATATTCTGATTTTAAGAGGATTAAGTCTTGTAATAGTAGGTTCTCCACCAACAATATCACATTGGTATATCTCCTCACCATTAGCCATTGCATCCATGAAGCCTTGATTGAACATCAGAGGCATATTGTACTCCTTAATATAGTGATTAAGGAGTGCATTAGCCCTGATTTCTCTCATGTCTTGCCACTCATAAGTATAGTAGTCATTTATCCTCTCAAGCTCTTGATTAGCCTCTTCCTCAGATTGTGCAGTATTAGATACCCACTCCTGTAGCTTCTGTAGTAATTCTTGCTTCTTGTTATTCTCCATCTCTGAAATAGCATTAGGATTAGTTACTACAACCTTAAAATCAAATACCCTCTTACTTTCCTCACCTCTAAGCACATTCAACTTACTATTCATTATAGGATAGTGTTGAATCCTGTCAGGTATGAAACCTGCTTGCAGGTTCTCAGGGTTCAGTATAAGTTCAAGGTCACTCATGTGGAGTTTTCCATTGAGCAGGTCATAGTTAATTTTCTTATGTATTACAGATTTTCTAACTAAGCTATAATTGAAGAAGGTCTTACTGTCTGCCCAATCCAAGTGCTTCTTCCTCCAAGCTTTATTTTTCTTACTAAAGGGAAGTTGCTGTGGAGGCAAATTTATCATTTCATATCCCATATACTTCAATTTAATTACTGTGCAAAGGTAAATAAAATCCTTGACCTGTGCAAGTATATAAGTAATTTATTAACCATCAGTCTTCATTTTCACTAAATTTACTGTTTGAACCTAAAGTCATAATTCTTTTTGAAGAATGGGTCATTACCTGAGTAATCATTATAAGCCTTTTCCTGCTTCTCCTTACTAATGTTACCCTGATACTTTATCATCTTATCCTCTCTCAGTAGCATAAGCATACCCATAGCAGATATTCTATCAAAGTTACCCTCAGAGTTATAATTTATAAGCTCTTTTAATAGTGCCCTGTTTCTTACAGTAAATAATCTTGGAACCATCACCTCCTTATCTTCTCCATCAATGTTCTGTGTAATAGGAACAGGAGATAATAGCCAACTTCTCAATCTACTCCTTGCATAGGCATTGATAGCTGGAGAGGCATTAGTACCTTTTGACTTGTTACCATATCCATCCTTCATCATCTGCTTTTCCTTTAAGAAGTCAAGCACATCAGTAAGTAAGTAAAGACTATTTCTGGTCGAGAAGTGAGAGAATAGACCTTTCTTATTATACTCATAATTCAACCTGCCATTGTAGAATAGACATAATTTTCTACATATCTCATAGTAATCATCAGCAAAGTTTGGTCTACCTGTGTACTCAGCAACTATCCTATCTGTCCAAAGGTCCAATACAAATATTGAGCCTAAAGACATAGTATTTGACTCATCATCATCATAAGGGTCAGCACCCAATATGTACCTATCATCATAAGGCTTACCTGTATTCTTGTCAATCTCAGGCATCTGGTATATCTCAATAGCTCCCTCAATCTTATTATCCTTGTGGGGGAAATCCCTGATAGGCTGTGCAGAAGTAGGCTTATATTCTACCTGACCATTCTTATTGAATGTCAAGTCACCAACATATACATCATCATATTCTGTAGGATTGGCATCTAACTGACCTACTCTCTCTGTCAAGTCAGCTACTGGGAACATGTTTACACCAGCCTTTACAATAGCCTCAGCAGGAGTAATAGGTACCTCAGCAATGGTCTTAATGATAGTATTTGGGTCAGTAGAATTGTACTTCACCCTATACCTATTCATCAATATCTCTATAAGAGCCTTAATTACATCAGATACACCATCCTCATTATAACATCCCTTCCTGTTTACATAGCCAGGAAAGAAGAAAACAAAGTAGGGTTTACCTTGGTTAAACTTGTCATATACATTGGGTATGGCATACATATTATAACCCTTAGGGTTATACATAATCTCCTGTGCTCCAGCAAAGTCTGATTCATTATCACCAGCAGTACCAAGCATGTATATCTGACCAAAGACAATATCACCCTCCTGTACTGAAGGAAGCAATACATTATACAGGTCTACAAGTCTTGGGAATGTACCAAACTCCTCTATAAGAATCTTGGCAGCTCTCTTACCTCTCAACTTAGATTCATCATCCTTTGATGATACACCAAGCACTGTGTTCTGAGTGCCTCTTTCAATATCTAACTCTACATCCTTATATCCCATTATCCAAGTCATTTCCTGCAAAGAGTTCTTTAACCTCTTTCTTGGGAACTGGGTATTGGTTGCACAGAAATTAGCCATGTCCACAAACTTGTTAAGCACACCATCCTTTGTAAGGTACTCTTTCTGATAAGCAGTTACAATACCCTTTACCTTCTCATGGGCTTCCTCATTCTCACCTACTACAAAGATATGGTTAAGAATGGAAGCAAGGCTATATGACTTGCCCTTACCTCTGGATGCAAGCTCAGCCATGTGCTGACCTCCCTCAAAGTTATTATACAGACCTCCATTAGATGCTTGGTCTAAGCAATGGAACCTCCAATATATTCCTTCCCAGCACTCAGGTAATGCCTCTACTCTGTCAGCTCTTTTGGACTTTCTTTTCTTCCCATTCTTATCTCTGTATTCCCTAATCTTTGACAACATCATAGGAGAGTAATTGAGAAACCAGTACATATATCCTGTAACCCATTCTCCATCACTCTCCCTAACATATCCTTCCCAGATTCTCCTTCTCTCCTCTCTAATCCATTTACCATATTCACTATTGGGATTGGCATTAGGTCTGAGATTAGTGAATGTACCATACTTCTCATAATGTATGGCAGAAGGTCTGAAATAATCCATGTTCTCAAGAATGTGTGGATTAGCCAAGTCTACAATAATTCTACCCTGTTCATCCCTTGGTCTATCCTTAGCATATTCTCTTGTAGGGCTTATCAATCTCTTGACAAACTCTACATTATTTATGATGTCAAATAGTTGGTCCTGAACCTCCTGAGGCAGACTATTAACCAACTCCTCAGTAAGCTCAGTCTGGTACTTATTCATTTCTATCTTCTGTATCATAGCCATTATACTCTCCCTCTATTACTTGTCTATAGAAATCAGAGTCTATCCAATTGAAGATTAGATGACACAGCTCAATATTAACCTCCCTTTCCATTGACTCTTCCTGACCATCAATGACCTTAGCAGTGTGTTTCACTGTTATTACTCTGTGCTTTTTGCCACACTTAACAAACCATAGTATAGCCTCATAAGATTTGTAAGCCTTGAATGTAGGATTAGGAGTTATAACTTTTTGTAGTACTAAGTGTCCTCTTGTCAAGATGTTACCTATCTTTCTCCTATCCTCTATATGCTTATTAAGTCCTTCTATAATATCTTCTGCTTTCATAATTATAATGTTAAGTCATCCTCAAAAATAGTCTTTTCTCCCTGTCCTCTCATCTTACCTGCATTCCTCATTTCTGAAGTAAGAGCCTTCTCAGCTTCATCCAAATCCTTTACAAGAGAGGGGATTTGCTTGATAAGAGCACCTAATTCTTTAAGTTCTTTAACCTCAAGTCCATCAAACTCTTGCTCCCTTAGTCTCTTTCTGTACTTATCTACCATGAGTCTTGTGTCATCAAGGAGTAATGCAGAGGTTGGCTTGAAGCTGTTATAGAATGTCATAGCCTCTTGTACTATCTTGTCAGGCTCCCACTTAGGTGGCAAACCCTCTCCTTCCTTAATGGCTTCCTTTCTCTCATCCTCATCAGTAAGATACTGATAGTCACTTCTTGGGTCACAGAAGAAGTAAATGAAGCCAAGTTCCATAGTAGCTTTATCCTTGTTTATAGACCTATCCCTCATCCATATCTGTCTAAATGGCTTTAAGGCAAAGGCTTCCTCAGATATTACTATTTTGTAACCCTCATATTTGAATAATTTCAACATAAAAGTCTGGTAAAAAAAAAAGAGTATCAGGAGTTTTAACTTCCTGATACTCTCTTGAGTTATACAATTAGTTTCTTCTCTGGTTGAATTATAGTTGAAGGAGCTGGGTCAGGAACTTCCTCAAACTCTTCAATGATGAAGTCAATATCCCTGTCTTGAAGGAGTAAGCATTGTTTGCCATCCATCTCAACTACATCAAAATTATAGGTTGTTACAGGATTATCTGAAATTACTCCATCTTTTAGTGAACCTGCTTGGTGCTTCCTTACTGCAAATCTTGCAGGATTTACACATACCAAGTCACCTACTTTGATGTCTCTTACTGAACCTCCTACTGCCAATACAGTTTGGTATTCTTTCAGACCTCCTTGCATCTTGGTGACATTTATCAAGCCTCCTGTAGTTACATCCTGCTCATACTTATCCATTGTAGTGATAAGTGCAGTGAACATGGGTTTTATCTTCTTAATCTTCAACATATTCAATGACCTTTATACCATACTCTTGAGCAGCAGTATGCTCCAATTTACAACCTCTATACTTGTCCCAATCCTTTGCAAAATATGCAACATCTGCTGTAGACAGCAATTCAAATGACTTACCCAAGAACCATAAAGGTCTTGCATCTACAGGTGCATCTTTGAAGAAACTATCAATGACTTCTACATCATCATTGAGTGCCTCCTTAGCTGCCTCAATAGCCTTGGTTCTTTCGGCTTCTATCTCTTCATTTGTCTTGCCCTTCATGGGCTGACTAATAAACAACTTTTTCATTTCTTCTCCCTTATCTTTTTGATTATCTCAAATCTCTTTTTCATATTCAACATCCTATCATAAGTACAAGTGAGCTTGCCTAATGATGGAATGTTGAAGTTTGTTCTTAGCTTAGCAAAATCCTCTTCATTAATATTCTCCTTTAATGGTAAGGATTGTATATGTTGCTTTATAAACAACCAATATGCTCTATATGTCTTATCTACCACTTCCTTTGGTAAATCCAACTCTTCAGAAACCTTACCAATTATATCGGGATAATTCATTTCAATTCAAAAAGTAACAGTAGTTGGAAAGTGCCAGTCTCTTCATCAATGTTGGGAATAAATCTTGGATTTATCTTGCCATCAACTATGACTTTATTCTTTCTTAGCTTGCCCATAATTACTTGAAAGTGTGGGAGAGTGATATTACACTCTTCCCTTACTTTCTTCTTTGTATCTTCACTCATTGTAACCTTATCAAGTATCTCATTGTCCTTGATAACTTTACTGAGTTCATATCTTTGCTTTACAAAAGATGTAATTACATCAATCTCTCTATCAGTTAGCTTATGAAAAGGCTCTAAGAACATAAACCAGTACCTAAAGAAGCTCTTCGAGAGAGAGCATGGTACTCTTACAATGTTATTTGGCTTCTTACTTGTCATTTCTTTTAGCATGTATTAATCTATGACAGTTGGCACAAACCAGTAGACATTTCGAGAGTTCTTCATCTCTCCTCTCCTTTGAGAGTCTTAGAGCAGTAGAAGGATTATATCTCTTTTCATTTGGGTCAGTATGGTGAAAATCAAAACAAGCTGCATTTTCTCCATTATATTCAAACCCACACATTTCACACTTTCCTCCCTTAGAAAGTATAGCTTCCTCCTTATTTCTGTCTCTTCTCTTTAAGACTTGCTCTATATCCTCTAACTTCTTCCTCTCATACCTATCTTTAGACTTTAAGGGATTTTTCTCTCTATACTTTTTTGATTTCTCCCTTTTCAATGCAGCATTATTGCAGTAGGAATCTCTTGCCTCTCTTAGGATTCTGTCTCTATTATTTAGGTACCATTGCCTTTTACATTCTTTATTCTTGAGAGTATCCTTGTATGGCATTTACTCTTCAGTTTTAATGTCAGGTGTCTCCTCTTCACTATTCTCAGGTTCCTCAGGAACTGTCATAATATCCTCAATCTCCTTAACACACTTATCAAGGAAGTCTTGCTTGAACATATGACCATTCTCTACCACCTTGAACAGATAGTCAAGTCTCTTGAACATATTGCTCAGATTAGACTTCTGCAACTGACCATACAGTTGCCTTGCCTGCTCACTAAGCTGATGAGCAACCTGCTCCAACTGTTCATAACTCATCTTCTGAGGCTGTTCTGTTTCCTTTGCCTGTGGAGTCATTTCCACAACTTTACCCTTTTGCTCTTCCATTTTCTTATATGTTTAATATTCTTCTAAATACTTATGACCATATCTATTCTTGTAGAGGGTCTCCCATTCCTCTATTGAACATTCTCCTATATCAGTGGAGCCACAATCATCACAGTAATCTGAGTCCTCCATCACAGGGATGTTCCTGACCTTAATTGACAAGCAGTGTCTACAATATAGCACTGGGATTGCATTATAGTCATTAGGCTGATTGTCTGTGTTTGAGTTGCTCATATATCTTCTTCTTTCTGTCATTTAGACTATTCTTACCATGCTTAGCATTGTTGAAAGGTCTCTTAGGATAAATGAATCCATCAAGTGAAACATATCCCTTTCTTATTGCTCTCCTTACTGACTTGAATCTCTTGACTGCTTCAAAAGTTCTTAGATGAAGAATACCTCTCTCATAGAAATCTCCCACAATATCTACTCTGTTCTTCTCCATATAATCCTTGAACTCCTCTTCACTCATCAAGGGTCTCTCTATTGTCTTCTGCTCTTCCATTTCCATAATGTTTTTATCTAAAGTAGATTAATACAAACTGACCATTTTCTTTAAGTAGAGAAACTATATCCTCTCTCTTAATTCCTTCCTCATTGGCTGACCTTACAATACCTCTGATTGTAGTATCAGTTAATACAGTCATAACTTGATGAACCTCTGAACCATTGGTCTTTTTGGTCCTTGTCATCTTTGCCTTTTCTATCTCTTCCATATTATCTAAATTAGTTGCGGAGGGTGGACTCGAACCACCAACACAGTATTACTGCTTCTCAAGGTTATGAGCCTTGCATGTTTCCATTACACTACCCCACGATGTATATTTGAGCAGATAGTGGGAATCGAACCCACACATTAACATTGGAAGTGTTACATACTAACCTTTATACTATACCTGCATTTGAGTAGATAATCAGATTTGAACTGACCCCTTGACATTGGCAATGTCATATGCTAACCACTAACACCATACCTACATTATGAGCCTCCTGAAGGATTTGAACCCTCTCTTCCTGTTTACAAGACAGGCTTGCTAAACCATTAACACTAAGGAGGCAAATGGTACTCCCACTGGGAGTTGAACCCAGACAACCATTGCTGATTGACAGATTTTAAGTCTGTTGTGTCTACCATTCCACCATGAGAGCATCTCTTGTCAATAAGGTCTTATATCACATAAGTGGAATAAGTAGTCATACTTATTGATATTCTGAATAAAGGTTTCACATTCAGATGTTATACCTTTATAAACAGTCTCTTGAGGAATCTTATCATAAAATGCAAGAGTAGCAGACTTAACTTCACTAATAAAGTCAAAAGCATTCAGTGCATCACTCGGAGTTCCCTTGATAGCATTAGGTTGCATTTTACCAAGTATTCCCATATATCCTTCTGCAAGACCATCCTGATAATCATCCAAAATGTCCTTAAATTCATCAAGATATACATGAATATTCTTCTTAGGTGCTGCCCAATGCAAGTTCTTACACTTAGTCTTCCAACCTTCAAGTTGATTTAAGAAGTTAATAAAGAACTGAGAACCAGATACTTCTGTACTTCTGCTTGATTCCATTGGAGTAAATAGGCTATCTTCTTCAAACATATTCTCTTATTTTGATGTTGCAAAGTTAAGCAAAATAATTGGAACTACCAAATGTTTTCCTAATTACTTTCAAATTATTTTTAGTACCCTCTAAGAGACTCGAACTCTTACACTACTATTACTTCATACTGGAGCCTAAATCCAGCGTGTCTACCAAATTCCACCAAGAGGGCATTATAAGTACTCCTGAAGAGAGTCGAACTCTTAATCTTTATTCCAAGCCCTGACTTTTGAGGTCAGTGTGTATTCCAATTCCACCACAGGAGTATATAGTGGGTACTCAAAGAATCGAACTTTGTTCTAAGGATTTTCAGTCCTCCGCAATGTAACCATACCTGCCCAGCACCCATAATGACTTATTTGTGTCTCTACCCACATCACCTTCCATAAGTCAAGGACAAAGATTTCTATTGAAGTGGGGCAGAAAGGAATCGAACCTTAAACAGCCTGAGGCAGTGGATTTACAGTCCACACTAATTCACCACATTAAAGCTACCCCATATAATATTTATTATTCACTCCAGCATCAAAGGAACTATATTCCAACTGGAATAGTTCCTGTAGGTGTCCAAGCATAAGTCTTAGCAGCTTGTCTAAAGTATGCCTTAGCACCTCTCTTAATTAATGAAATAACCTTTCTCATAACATTAAAATTTGGAGTTAATAATATGTTATGTTCCCCCATAAGGAGTCGAACCTTACTCTCAGGATTAAAAGTCCAGAGCATCCACCATTAATGCTTTGGGGGAATATTTGCCAAGGTTGAGGTTGTGCTCCCACAAGGACTTGAACCTTGAGTCCCCTGTTTAAGAGACAGGTGCTTTAACCAATTCAGCTATAGGAGCTTATTAAGACTTGGAGGTGGGACTTGAACCCACGAATCATCAGATTTGTAGTCTGTGCCATTAGCCACTCTGGTACTCCAAGATAGTACTGGCAGAGGGGATTGAACCCACATGCAACCTATTACCCTTTCTACTGTGTATAAGACAGAGGGGATATGCCAGTATATTGGGGTGTTAGATGGGATTTGAACCCATACCCTCCTGATTCACAGTCAGGACTTCTAACCAATTAAAATACTAACACAGTGCTGATGGAAAGACTCGAACTTTCAACTACTGCCTTATGAGAGCAGCCTTCTACCATTGAAGTACATCAACTAATACTCTTCTTGACCAATGTTGGGATGGTGAGAATTGAACTCACCTGTAACCAACTACTCTTTCAACTGCTTATCAGACAGAGGAGATACATCCCAATATAGCTGAGAAGGTAGGAATTGAACCCACAACTGCTGGTTTTGGAGACCAGTGTTCTACCAATTGAACTACTTCCCAATTTAGTTGCAGGTAGTGGATTTGCACCACTGGTCTCCCCATTATGAGTGGGGCAAGATTACTACTTCTCCAACCTGCTAAAACATCAAATCATTGATTACTTCTCCTTATTGCACTCAGAGAACTTTCAGAAATGATGGCATCAAGTATTGCAAGCTACTTGACTGAACCTCTTGCAAAAGTTCTTGCGGGACCTGTAGGACTCGAACCTACATCTGAGGGTTAACAGCCCACTGTTCTAACCTTTGAACTAAAGACCCATAACTTGTTGCTCCTATAGGAATTGAACCTATGACCTTTTCCTTGTAAGGGAACTATTCTAAACCACTGAACTAAGGAGCATTGATAGGGTAGTTTCTTTAACCTCTAACTACCCAAAAGAGGGTCCAAGCAAAAGCTCAACATTATGAAAACATGAAAACATAGTGTGGAGAATGAGGGATTTGAACCCTGAACTCCTCCTTGCAAGGGAGGTGTGTTAGCCAATTACACCACAAACCCCATTAGTATAGTAGACAGGACTCGAACCTGCATCCTCTGCATCCCAAATGCAGTGCCCCACCAATTAGGCTACTACTATATATTGCGGAGAGCAGTGTACTTGAAACACATACCATTGCTGGTACAATCTGTTTAGCAGACAGTCCCTAAGACCTCTTAGGTTTACTCTCCATTTTCCTTCACCAATATGTCAAAGAACACCTATTATTGCGGAGAGATGAGGTCCCGACCCCCAAGCATTTTACTGCTCAATCTGTTTTCAAGACAGTTCCCAGTCCCACTGAGTTACCTCTCCATTTGCCTACCTACCTCTGTAGGATAGGACTTTAGTAGATTAAAAGTGGATTAGCAGGATGTGGGAGAATTGAACTCCAATCTCCTGATTGACAGTCAGGCACATTAACCACTATGCTACACACCCTAAGTTGTAGAGCTATTGGGAATTGAACCCAAATTTCTGCCTTGAGAGGGCAGTTACCTAACCATTAGTAGATAGCTCCATTTATTTGTATTGGGTATGGGACTTGAACCCATAATCTCCACATTGAAAGTGTGGTGACTTAACCACTTCATCTAACCCAACATTTAGTACCCTCTATAGGAATCGAACCTATATTCTAAGTTTAGAAGACTCATGTACTATCCATTGTACTAAGAGGGCATCTTCTCTATTACTTTGTTACCCCAATAAGACTCGAACTTATGTTACAGGAGCCAAAATCCCGTGTAATAACCAACTATACTATGGGGCAATAAAAAAGGAATGTTACCTTAAAACAACTGGTTAAAGTAACATTCCTTATATGGAAATTTCCTAAAACCAATTTTCCTTAATTGCACTGCAAAGGTAAGCAAAATATTTGAATTGTGCAAACTTTTCTCCAATTATTTTCAATTCAAGTATCATTTTCTTGTCTTGAAGGAGTAAAGTTAGGCTTGATTTTAGGTCTTATCTATATTCTTTCAAGTAATTCCTACTAACTTGTTAGCCCAAGATTCAGTATAAAAACTGTAGTAGTTCCATTTAATTCCTATCTTACTACATAGGTAATGTAGTATGTTATGTAGTAGTGATGGGATTCCTATTACTATCAAATATAGTGGACCTAATATGTCAGATTGCTTACTATGACCACATTCATGTTGAATGGACTTTTGTGATGACATAGGATTCACAAAGAGATAATCTCCTAAAGACATGGCTGAAGGTAGAGTACTATTCACTATAATAGTGTTACCATCTGCCTTACCTTCTCTATATGCAGCTTGGCACAATATACCCTCTATACATACTATACATAGAGCAAGCATATTCTGTGGAAACTGCCATAACCATTTAATAGAATCCTTAATGTAATTACCTATCTTCTTCATTCTTGTATATAGTAATATCCCTGAAGCTTTGTTATGGCTTCATAAGAGTTATTTCTAATCTCCTTTTAACTACTAACTTCATTAGACCCGTTCTTGATTATACCCCTATAGCATGATTCCCTGTGCATTTTCTCAGGTGGATGTGCTCATGCAATCTAATTTATATAGTAGCAATTTTTAGTAGTATTGGGGACAACCTCAAGAGCTATGTTTATCTATATATGAAATCATTTCCTTCAAAATATCAATACTATCATTGACATTTCCAAGTGCTGCATTACACTTGTGACATAATAAAGCTCTTACTTTACCAGTTCTATGGTCATGGTCTACAGCAAGACTTCTTTGTTCATTACTTTGATGTGTACCACATATAGCACAGCACCCTTCTTGCTGTTGGAACATCCTGTTGTATTCTTCTAAAGATATTCCATATTTGTTCCTAAGTCTTGAGTCCTTAGCATAATTAGAACCCTTAGACTTCTTAAATTTTACTGCTCTTTTAGAGGAACATTCTTTACAGTAACTTTATGACCACTTGATTTTATTCTATCAGTATAGAACTCAGTAATTGGCTTTACTTCTCCACAATCAACACATTTAATATATTCCATACATAGAGGTGCCCTTTACTAACCCAACTTCTGACCCATTACTTTTTAACCTCATGGGTGAAAGGTTAATCCGCCATTAACCTCTACTGGGATGCAAAGGTAGATAAAAGTTTTGATATATGCAAATATATAAATGAAAAATTTATAGGAAAAATAATTTTCTCTTTTTTTTTTACTGCCTTTCCCACCTTTCTAATTAGTATAGGGGTGATTTTGACCCCCCCCCTATCCCCTATCCACTTTCTAATTTTTTTTTCTAATTTTTTTTTCTAATTTTTTTTTTCTGTGATATTTTTATGAGTGGTGGTTACACCAACCACACCCTCCCCATCACTTAGCCCAAGGGGGTCCTACCCCCGTAGCTAAAACAATTTCATTATTAACAAATTAACATTTTACCATTATGGAAAAGAATCTTATTTTCAATGACACTCTGACAGTAGAGCAGTTCAAGGCACAAATGAATGTATCACGCATTGATGTGAAGAAGAATCCTAAGACAGGCAGGCTGTTCTTTGCCTATGGTGCAGAGACAGGTGCAGTTGCAGTCAAAGGCATTCCACAGCATCCTATGCTGAGCAATGTCACTAGCTCTGATGGTTCTAACTTCTGGCTTCTGCATGAGGAAGGTCATGGAGGTGCACCTGTACTGGCAAGCTTCTAAGGGATTGCAGGCTTTATGCCTGCTTTCCTTTTTATTTCCTCTAAGCATTAATAGGGTTTAATCCTTTGAACATTAATAGTATTTATGTGTAAAAGTTATATGAGTAAGCATTAGTATGCTCTTAGTATAACTCCAAGATATGTTACACATTATATTATATGTAATAGGATTTAACCCTGTTAGTGTATAGAGTGAGATAAGATGTGCTCTATTTACATCTCTTCCTGACAAGAGGATTAGAGAGGTAAGTAGAGTATTTAGAAGTTCAGTTCATTGAGTAAGTAGGATAGGATAATAGAGTGTGGAATACACTTTATGTCCTATCTTTCTTGTTTTGTATTGAATATAACTTGTTGATTTACTGAGAGTTAATAGGATAGACTGACATATTGCCCCCTCCCACAATTATCACCTCATTAAAACCAACAATTAGTAGAACAATCATCCAATAATGTATGACTGTTTTTACTGTTACAGTTTATATGCAAAACCACACTCTAACAAGAAAACAATCAAACAAACACATATTAATTGTTGTTAAATGTCTTCAATTGAGTACCAATAATATTGGGAGTGCTACTGAAATTGGGTGCAGATGTAAAGAATAGAACACTACTACAGGACTGTGGTGAGGGTTACAATATCATTGATATTAATACTCAATAGACTTAGTGAGGATAGCAAGAACAGAATCAACATAAAATTGCACAGAGAGTAAGAAGGTTTTGAAACTAAATATATTAGGTCAGAATTAAGGCATATCAAAGACAGCAACTAATATTATATGATTTTAGGAATTAGGAAGTATTAGTACAATGGCAGTACATAACTCAATTGCAGTTATAAGGAAACATACATATCATCGAGAAAACTGTGATTGTTTCATAAGAGAAGTCATAGTAGATGTCTATGGAAGGAGAGTAATTCTTAGTGGACAACATGCCTTTGAATATAGTATAACTGTTATATCAATTACTGGTAGAATAGCTGCTACTAACTTCAAGAATGGCAAAGAAGCAAGAAAAGAGTTCTACAAATATAAAAGAAAGAAGTGATGGATTTATTCATATACTTATTAGTAGGCTTACCATTAAGCCTACTCTTTCTTTATATCATATTTGATATATTAAACAGGGGATAGATATGAAAAAAAAATACTCAATTTACGACTCTTATGGCTATTTGATAAGAGGGAATTTTAACTCTTACAGGGCAGCTTATACATTCAAAATAGTAATGAACAGATTAGATTGGACAATAAAATGAAAAGACTCAAGATTATACTTAAAGGAGTGTTATTATGGATAACAACCTTTGCAGTTATACTCTTCATGTCAGGAGTAGACAGCATTTATGACAATGGATATTTTATACATTCAATTACTGTGTGTGTAGTATTATGTTATGCTTGCTACAAGCTAATATCTGAAGAAGAATTGGAAATATTGACTTTCTATAAATGGTTTAACAAAATAACAGGAGAAGAATCATGCGAACAATAATTGTAATTTTCACAGAAAGGAAGCTATCTCTCAATGAGATGGTTCCTTACAAGAGATATAAGTTCTTGTGCAACCAGGTATTGTGTATTTCAAGAACCAAGAAGATGCAATCAAAGCAGTCAAGATTTTGGGTAAAAGAGTAAAGAGTCTATTTGACTAATAGAATTAAATTCATAACAAATACTGCTGGTCTGTGAAGATAGGCAGTATAAATGCTCCCATAGCTCAGTGGATAGAGCAATAGTTTCCTAAACTATAGGTCATAGGTTCAAATCCTATTGGGGGTACAAGGTTTTGTAACTCATATAAGGTAATTTGATTGTTTTTAGGTAAAGGATTTTTAGTTCGGGTGACATATTGTCACTACAGGTCAGAGGTTCGTGAGAATATCTGACCTTTTGTGATGTCTCCATAGCTCAATTGGATAGAGCAACAAGTTAGAAGTAACATGGCTCCTTAGCTTAATGGATAAAGCAACTGCCTTCTAAGTGGAACCTGAAGAGAAGCAAAATGTGATGCTGGTAGGTAAGCTACTGTTTCTTGTTTTAGTTTGTACTTTGTTCTTAGAAAAGAAGCAAAGCAATTGGGGGAATCACATTGGGAATGTATAGCTTAATGGTAAAGCAGCGTAGTACCACTTCAAAACAATGAGAGCAAGATGTAGGTTCAACTCCTACTGCATTCCTATCTCAATAGTAGTTAAAATGCGCAGCCAGCATTGTATCTATGTATCTAACTGGTCATAGGTACATGCTGGTACTACTTCATGGGGCATGATTGGTTTTGATTACTGATTATTTGGTAAGAGAACATGCAAAGACTGATGGAAAGACATCAAAACAATAACTGGCAATACTTCTTATAGAGTTGCTGCCTAAATAGGCTGAGTAGCACTTACTTGGAAACAGAAAGGTGCAAAATAAGAGGTTATGTTACAGACTGAGGATTCAGTAGTAGAAATACTTGCGCATATTAAATTAGCTTAAAGTGGCTATGCCTTTAAAAAGATTTCCCTGTTAGATTAAATAGGGTGGTGGAACTATTGTCATCCAGACAATCCCAGTGGGTAACTGACCACATTAAAAAGTAGTAAGCATGTGTAATTCTTTTATTAAAGGTTGGTAAGACAGGGGTTCGAGTCCCCTATGCTCCACAAAACAATCTTAGTATTAACTAAAAAAGTATGTTTTATGTATTAATGTTTGAGTTCATGCTATTGGGAGTAATAGGTGGACTATTAGGCATATTCTATAGGAATTGCCTGAAGGTTGAGGATATGATATTCTATCCTCTGTACAGTAAAGTGTTTGTACCTATGGTTAAGAGTAGCAATAGGTTCTTACATTTTATAGCATACCCATTGGGATTCTGCATCTATTGTAGTACCTTTTGGATAACCATGCTCATTCTTATACTCTTCTTGACAAGCTGGGATTCACTTCCTAAGTGGCAGGATATTGTAATAGGAATTATAGCAGCAGAAGGTGTAGCTCACCTGATAGTGTGTATAAGTTGCAGATTCTTAATACACAAACATCCTGACTTAGATAAGGATTACTTAAAACATTTACATGAATAACTAAAACAGTAAGATATGCAAAAGGATTTAGTTTTCTTCAAGAAGGAAGGTGAAGAAGGAGTAGCCTTAACTTCTACAAGTGCTAACCATATTGCTAATTTAGCTAAGGAGTATATTCAAGGTGTGGAGACACAACTGAATAATATATGCTTCTTTAATGTTGAGGTAGCATTGGTAGGCAGTGTTGGGGGTGCAAATACCATTCAGACAGGGGAATCATCCGAAGTTTTAGATAGCTTACAATCATTACTTGAGGGGGTAGCACAGGCTAAATCCCTTATAGCTTGGTTGAGAGAAGGCATCAAAGCTAAGGAGAACTTGATGAAGGGCTTGCAGACTATCAGCCTTGAGGATTGGTGTAAGGAGAATGGAATGGTTAAGCCTGAAACTCCTAACTATGGTCATGTATTGACTGAAGTAGAGTATTATGCTTCTCTTCCTATCAAGGAGAGAAACAGATACTATCAGTTAGAGACTGAGGCTGCTGTATTAGGTAAGTATATTCATCCTGATGGGCACTTGTCTGATGCAAGAAAGGAGTTAAAGAACAAGATTTGTCATCCTCATAAAGTGGATGGTAAAGGTAGGGATGCCCTTATCTACACTTACACTCCTACTACAAGCATAGCTATAGTAGATAATGTATTCTATGAACTTCAAAAGAAGCACAGAGAAATACAGGCTCAACTGAATGCTATGAAGTACAGCTGTGAGCAGGCTATCAATGAGTCCACTAACAAGGTGAACACAGAGTATATGGCTGCTTCACAAAAGTACCAAGCTGAACTCAAAGATGTATTAGGAGCCTTCAAGACATGGAAGGATGAGAAGTCTCAAGAGTACAGCAAGTTGAAGATTATAGTACCCAACTCCCTGTTGGGTATTTATAATACTATCAACTCTTTGGGCAAGTAAGTAAGGACTTGGGATATTAATCCCTAACCTTATTGAATACACATAGCAGGTATCTGTTCTTATTCATAGAATATACATAATTGCTAATGAAAAGTGATATATCTAATGCTCAGCCATTAGATAGTCTGTTATTCCAAAATAACCAACCCTATGAAGTCTGACTGATGGAGGGATGTTCTTGTTCTTGGTGGAGTAACAGGTTCTTGCTATTGATATTGGCTTTGTGTTGATAGATACTTGCTATGTGTAACTTGTCTTTGTATCTTGGTGTAATGTAGCACACTGGGGTTAGCCAGAGGTTAGGTTCGAGTCCTAAGATACACCACATTTATTGTTTCACTTCTAAAAAAAGATGGAAAAGAATGAAGAATGTGAGAGAGTTGATGGGTATTATTGAAGCCTTGAAACATACTCTTCACATTAAAATGGCAGAGGAGTTGAGAGAAAAAGCAGATAAGGGAGAAGCTACAGCAAGAGATGCAATGGC